TCAGGCTCAGGCTCAGGCTCAGGCTCAGGCTCCGACGACGGAGCTGACTCTAGCACTGGATCTGGTGATGAAGATGCAGAGGCTGCTGAAGAGGAAGTACACCCACCAGGCAGCGTTGAAGAGGGTGCCCAAATCTTAGCAGACGGTGTCGCAGCAGCGCTTGAAAGTGAAGACTTAGAAAGCCCAGGAGAAGAGCTTCTAGACTTCGGCAACGGTGTCTTAGCATGTCTAGCCAATAGACTTCCTATGCTGGGCGTTTCCCCATGCAACTTTGACCCCCCGGGGCCGCCGGCACCGCCACCGTTTATAGATACTGTAGTTCAAAGTGGCGTTGATGCACTGGGTGTTCCAATTACTGATGTGAACGGAGACAATATAGACGATGTGACAATGCAAGCCTCAACCTTTACCACATATCCGGGAGGTCCGTACGATCCGCTAAGAGTGTTAGAAACTACAGGCCTCAACATAGACCAAACATTACAGTTGATAGTATCTGAGATCTTCAAGAAAATGACAGACGGCGGCGGAACAACGACCATCGACGGCCAAGAGGTCCCGTTAGCTCCACCCGTACCTCCCCCTGGTTATCCGCCAGGAGAGATTGATCCTCTTTCTGTGGCCAACTTAAAATCAGCCGCAATTCCCGTAGTGGGAAAACATTTTAATATCGGCGGCGAAGAATTTTTTGAATGCATGACGAATATTGTTAAAGAGGCAGTTGAATGTGCTGGAGTCGAACTAGAAGACGACCCGGATCCGTACAATATGCCTGGTATTCCGTTAGCTCCTTTTGTGTGGGTGTACGCACCTGCTCTGGCACCTATGATTTCGGTAGATGCAATAAAATGTATTGAAATATTAGGGCCATTTTTGAGATTATCATACTTGATTCCCCCATTCCCGGCTATACCTGCATTACCTATACTATTAGCGGCTCTACCTCTAATCTTAGATTGCTGTGGTTTCGGCCCAGGAAATCATGAAAATTTAGATGCTGTTATGGCAGCATCACCAGTTGCGGGAGTTATCACAATAGCCAATGTTATTCTTGGGTGGGTATTACTAATAACCGGTTTAGCCCTGGATGTTATGACAGAAATTGAAATGTACCAAATGCAAGGATCACCGATGCTGCTTTCAGTGCCACCAATCTTTCCTCCACCCAATCCAATTTTTGTTGCACCCAGTCAGCTAACTAATCTTTCTATGCTTAAGTCAGGTTTTCCTATAGGGTTTGACAAAGCTGTTATGGCATGGGCGGCGGCTCACGTTCCTCCCGTAGATTTAAGAATTGGCGGAATAATTCCGCTAGTGATACCAATCTGATTCATCGAAAACCTTGAGCAGATTATACTTAGCAATGGATAGTAGATGTACTGGAGCATATTGTGAATTACGTAAAAAAATATAGTTTCCAATCTGTGGGGAATCTAGACGTTGATCTTCACTCAAATGAAGCAGCTGCCGAAATAGAACAATTGCCTATCGGAATTAAGACTCCGCTCTCATACGGAGGGGACGATAGTTTCCTCGCCATGCATAAAAGTTATCCTGATGCCATCGCAGATAACTTTCGAAACATGGTTATGACAAATTGGGGAGAACGGCTAGGGCATTATGATTTTGGGGCCAACTTAACTGAGCTATTATTTGAAATTGGCTCTGAAGACGGTGATATGAAAGCAATGGCAAGGATCTCTAGATCCGTAAAGAAGTACATGCCCTTTGTTTCGCTTAAAGACTTTGAGCCAATGACAGAAAAAAATGATGGTAACAGTATGGGAAAAATAGCAATTAGGGTAACATATAGTGTACCACAAATAGACAACAAACAAAGAGCGATTGAAGTGCTTCTATACGCAGCAGGATAAAACTTATGGGAATAGACGTAAAAAAGAGAATCAAAAAAGAAAAAGTACGTAACTTTTTAGCAAAAGATTTTAACGGATTCCGTGCAGAACTTTTGCAGTATGCCAGGACATATTTTCCTGACAAGATACAGGACTTTACTGAGGCATCCATGGGAGGTCTCTTCTTAGATATGGCAGCAATGATAGGTGACACTATGTCATTCTATCTAGACCATCAATTTAATGAGTTAAATCCATTAACAGCAGTTGAAAATGCCAATATTCTTCGACACCTCAGGGCCGCCGGCGTTAAAATTTCAGGATCGGCTCCCGCATCAGTTAAGATTCGTTTTTATGTAGAGGTTCCTGCCGAAAAGGCCTCAGCCGGAAATTATCAGCCCGTCCATAAAACACTTCCTGTTACAATGGCAGGCACAATTTTAGAAAGTGCAGACGGTATTACTTTCAATCTTGTTGAGGATATTGACTTTGCTGAGAAAGATGACCAAGGTATTTATAGGGCGCGCCTAACAGTATCGGAGACTAATGCCGACGGCACTCCTGCGACGTATATTTTGTCTAGAGAGGGTCTGTGTGTCTCTGGGGATGAGTCTATAGAGACATTCACAATAGGCACATCACATGTGCCCTTTCGAAAGATTGTTATTAAAGACGTTAATGTAACTGATATCATGAGCATCACAGATAGTCAAGGAAACAAATACTATCAAGTAGAGACTTTATCACAAGACACAGTCTTCAAGGGAATACTAAACATTGATGACGACGGAAATCTCGTACCCATGAACTTAGAAGTTGCTCCTTGCCCACACCGGTATGTGGCAAATTTTGATCCTCGTACAAAGCTAACAACAATTCAGTTCGGATCTGGTAACGCTGATACGTTTGATGACGACATAATCCCGGATCCAAGCAAGCTGTCTTTAGACCTATACGGCAAGACAACATTCCCTCGATTCGCAATAGACCCACAGTCTTTATTAGAAACACACACCCTAGGGATTGCGCCAAGAAATACAAAAATTAAGGTATCATATAGATCCGGCGGCGGTCTTTCACACAATGTTTCTGCAGAGTCAATTCGATTTGTTAGGGTGTTACACATGGAGTTTAGAAGAAACCCAACAGCTACTCAAGCAGACTTTGTGAGATCTTCGATAGATGTTAAAAACAAATATGCAGCTAGGGGAGGCGATAAAGGACCAACAGTTGATGAGCTTAGAAGAAGAGCACCCGCTGCAAGACAAATGCAGTCAAGAATTGTTACTAAGCAGGACATGCTAACACGCATTTATACTTTACCCTCTAAATTTGGAAGAGTCTTTAGAGCAGGTATTCGAGCTAACCCGGCCAATCCGCTGTCTACACAAATATTTGTAGCCACACGAGACAAAGATGGGTATCTCGATGTTGCTCCGGATGCGCTTAAGCTAAATTTAAGCACGTATCTAAATGAATTCAGGCTAATATCAGACGCAATGGACATTCTCGACACACAAGTGGTGAACTTCAGCGTCAAATTCGGAATACTTACAGCACCTGATGTCAATAAAACAGCAGTAGTAGATACAGTAATTAAAAAGCTTTCTGAAGTCTTGTCAATAGATAACTTTCAAATCGATCAGCCGATCGTCCTGGACGACCTTGTCAATATTATTATTAACACGCACGGAGTCGTTTCGCTTATGAACTTAGAGGTAAAGCCAGTTATAGGCACAATCCAGGGCCGATCGTATGGCTCATCATCATTTAATTTTAAGAACGCAACCAAGAATAGAATGATAGTAGGTCCTCCAGGGTCAATATTCGAAATGAAATATTTAGAACATGACATCATTGGGACAGCGTCATAGGAGTTTGTAAATGTACTTAGTACTGACATCTAGCAAAGACACATACATAACCAACAAGATAATTGACGGTTCATTTCGTGCAAAAGATGCTAATGTAGGCAGAGCCGGAACATTAGATTTGTTCAAGCTGTATTCAGAGTCTACTTTGAGCGGAACCACGGATCCAATAGAACTGTCTAAGGCACTCCTTCAATTTGATTTATTCCAAGTTCGTGAGCTTACATCTTCAATTCTAGATATCACCAGCCCATCATTTAAGTGCACGCTTAAGATGAAGAATATAGCAGCTGGTCAAGCTGTCCCCTCTAACTTTAATTTAATCCTCCACCCAATGTCTCAAAGTTGGGATGAAGGTGTTGGACGAGATGTTAATTCTTTTTCTGATCTGGATGTCGCAAATTTTGTGACAGCTTCATACAGCGGCGGAACAGTTTACCCATGGAATACGACCGGTGCAGAGTCCGCCGGCCTTTTGGGTTCAGATAACTTAGACATAATAGAATCCGGAAGTGTAGGCTCCGGGGTTGAGAATCTATTCACTACACAGTGGTTTAATACTGGAATAGAAGACCTTACAATGGATGTGACCAAAATAGTTTCTGCAACAATTACAGAGCAGTTACCAGATATGGGATGGCGCCTGGCGTTCTCAGGAACAGAAGAGACAGATACTAAAACAAGGTTTGTTAAACGATTTTCCTCGAGACACAGCGCGAATAGATACAGTCAACCGATGCTGCATATTTCGTTTGATGATACTATGAATGATCATCATAATTCTTTCTTTTTTGATGCGACCGGAACTCTATTTCTAAACAACTATAGACGAGGCGCGTCACATAACGTGCTATCTGGCTCAGGATTGACCCCGTTAGTTGGGACAAATTGTATGCACCTTCTATTAAAGACAGGATCATATTCGTTGACTGTGTCTGCTTCCATGCACACAGGATCAACATCAGGAGATGGATCAGCCGGCGTATACTCTGCTAGTTTTTGTATACCGTTTAGTGAGAGTACAGTAGTTGATGGCGGAAGCACCGTTCATCAGTTTGCAGTTAACAGCGGATCGTTGACATTTGATACGATTTGGAGTTCAGTCGATGAGACAATTGGTTTCTTATCCAGTTCACTCAAAATCATGTCACCGGTTCGAACAAGTGGAAATTTTGTGTCTAGAAAACCGGGTCTTAGAATAACAAATCTAGGGTCTGCCTATAGACATAGCAACATTGAAAAAATAAGAGTTTTTGGTCGTGATCTTAACAATGATAGATTGACCTCGTCTAAGGTACCATACGCAAGAGACAGCGTTGTATTTGATGAAGTGTACTATCGTGTAAGAGACGTCAACTCTGGAGATGTGTTAATTCCATTCGAAAGAAATAAAAACGGAACGAGAGTATCTTCAGATAAAGACGGAATGTTCTTTGAAATAAGAATGAACAATCTCTTTTCCGGCAGAACTTACAAGTTCGAATTTCTTGTTATTGATCGTGGAAGCGAAACGATCATCGAAGACGCCGGAACAAGATTTAGAGTGGACGGATAATGGCAAGAAAGAAAACTTTCACAAAAAAGACAGCACTTTTTACTCCGTCAACTGTACGAGCATTGACCGGAGGAAGATCTACTATAGAAAATATCACCGGTGCATCTTTAAGCGGCTCAATGACCAGCACAACAGGATCGTTTAGAAATGATCCGCCTGGTACACCATTAAAGTCAACTCAACAATTGCCCATAGATTGGTCCAAGTTTGAAAATCATACTTTTTTTAATTCAGCAGAGTCTAAGGTTAACGTTGCATTTGAGAGGATTGTTAACTACTATCCTTTTGATGGTTCTCGAGGAGAAGCAATTGACTTTATGGACTCACTCACCGGTTTCGAAAACTGGATATTTCAGAAATTTCCGAAGCACATGGCAGCCCTCCATTTCGGAGGATATGAAAATGATGGAACAGCAATAAACCATTATTTAGAAATCAAAGACTCAGCCGGCTTATTCATGCCCGCACTGTCTCGAGACAAGACAGGCGGCCCTGTAATTGATCCAGGTACTAACAAGACAATAGGCTTTGAGTTCCACATTTATATTCCGTCTAGTTCTGATGCTTACAACGCTGCGAATGAGTACGTACATGCAGGAGCTTCCAGAACACTTCCGTATGGAAACCAAGTATTGTTTCAAAGGACATCGGAATTAACTCCCACCGGCGCAGTAGGTGGAGGAATACACCAGGGCGTTGGTGTGTATCTGTTGAATACTCCGTTGACTGAGCCATCCGGCACGCTACAGATGATTGTGTCTTCCGGCACGATGCATGCTAGCTCATCGATGAAGCTACAGAAAGGTAAGTGGTCTCATGTCTGTGCGCAGTTTAACAGAGTACCCGGAATTCATCAGATACAGTTATACAAAGACGCAAAATATGTGACGGGTTCTGATACAGTTGAGATGTATGATTTTGGGTTTCAAGATCAGCCACTCACAATAGGCTCTGGCAGTCAACATATCTTTTCCGGATCTGTTGGACAGCCAAATTCTTTATCCCTATCATTTACTGAACAGTTTACGGGATCTATGGATGAGTTCAGACTGTGGCATGCGCCTCGAAACCCCCGCGGCCTTGAGCGAGAGCGCTGGACAAATGTAAGCCCAAGAAAATCTCTCAAGCTATACTATAAGTTTAATGAGCCAACGGGATCATATGAAGGGAATGCCACAGTTTTAGACTATTCAGGCAACTCCTTACATGCTTCGATAACTAATTTTCATTCATCATCTAGAGAAACCAAAGGATTGAAAAACCCAGTATTGTTAGAGGATGCTAGTGACAGCCCAGTCCTCTTTCCAACTTATATACCCCTTTTGGATCTCAACTCTGACTTATTGACTTCAGGCGCGCTGTACGACACAAATAACCCCAATCAGATAACAAAACTTATTCCAAAGCATTATCTAGAAGAATCAGCTTTATTTGAAGGGTTTTCTCAGCATGATGAATTGGGCGGTACGGGCGATCCCTATGGCTACAATCAAGATTTTCCAGGCGGAGGAAAAGTTGGTTCTCCTCAAATTATGGCTGCTCTATTATTTACGTGGGCTAAGTACTTTGATGAGCTAAAGATGTTTATCGACCAATTTGGACGATTGATGCACGTAGACAGGGTAGAAGAAGGCACTATTGCTGATACGTTCTTACCATTCTTCGCCCAGTATTATGGTTTCACATTACCAGAAATGTTCCCGGAAGCATCGCTAGATCAGTTTATTGGCAAGCGCGGTCATGTAATAGAGCCAAAAGTATCCTCCAACTCTCTCCAAAAAATTCAGAATACTATCTGGAGAAGAATACTTTCTGATACATCAGAGTTAGTAAAGTCTAAGGGTACAATACACAGCATCAAGGTCTTCATGCGTAATATGGGTATTAACCCTGACCGCACGTTTAGATTTAGAGAGTTTGGAGGCGCTCCGACAAGAAACATAACTGACGTCCGCGATGCCTACACAGAAATGAATGCGCTAGGAGTCTTCTCAGGCTCGTATGCTAAAGATACTGGAGTAAGACATCACACTGGCAAGATGTCCAAGCGCCCGTTTGTTCAGTCACCATTTCTATTAACAGATCGCGACGAACCCGGGCAGCCACAACCTGTAGGAAATAGAGCAGTCAGGTTTGACAAGCTATTTGATCCGGGCTATAACGCCGGCGAAAATGGAAAAGCTGACTTAGCTTATCACTGGCGCCCCCATAAGATCAAGATGGACTCTGTTTACACGACATCATCCGCCGGAGGACACGATGGCATAGTAGTAGGTGATGATATTGATGCAACATATCATTTTGATGAAACCGATGGCAGGCGACAAAATGTCAATGGCCGCTTAGAAAAAATACCAACCCCGGCATCTGATAAACGAAGCGCAGTGCTTTCAGATAGCACACCCTTCACAAAATATGTAGGCGATACTCACGGTAGAATGAAGTCTGTTCTACTCAATAGAGACCCTAGTAAAAATACATCTGAGTGGGTGTCTTCTAGTTTCCACCTGTCCATGTCAGACGGCGCCGGAAATGATGCACCGATCTCAGTTGGGGGTTGGTTCAAGCTATTAGCCACAGGAACTAATCAAGGACTTTTCCAGATCGGGACAGGCTCATTCGGCGCGCCGTTTAGACCTGACCAGCCCATGGGCACGCCGGCTTCTGCAACAATTGATGCTGTTGTTTCAAGATTGGGAATGCGCCTTTATGTTACAGCATCTAGAACAGCTGGTAATGCTCAGAATTCTCATCCTGGAAAAAATGGACTGGCATTTGAAATATTCGATGGCAACAGTCATGCTAACTACTTAAGAAAGACAGCACAGTACATCCCGGGCTGGACAGGCGACAGTAATATAAACAATGTTGTAGGAAAGTGGCATCACGTCATGGCAACATATGATGGTTCAAAAGGTGCCAACGGCATGAACCTCTATTTGAACGGAGCCCTTCTAACAGAAAATATATCTGCAGTAACAACAGGAACTTATAGTGCAGCATCTACAGGTTCTTTCCAGCACGGCGTTAGATTAGGAAGCGTCTATGGAGACTCAGATCCAGCATTGAATAGAGCTTATCTAACAGGTGCGATATCAGACTGGGCTGTCTGGGGCAGGAAGCTAAGTGCACATGAGAACAAGCTTGTCTACGGATCCGCACCAAACGGCAACATCCACGCGGGCGTCTTTAAGGAAAAGCCATTCAGGTCTGATAAACAAGACGGCCTTCTAACCTCCGGGTCTTGGTCTTACGAAGGATACTATAGATTCCCACAAAAAGGTGAGACAGGGATTGATAACTTTGTAACCCAGAGTTTAGTAAGATTTAGCACGACAGGATCAACAGGACCAGTAGATCAGGGGGCAATAGGTCATCGTATGTGGGCCAATCTTATTGCATTTTCTGGCTCTCTAGATACACAAACAACAGGATCATTAACGCTATTCATGCGCCCACAGGTCAACGGCCCAGTATTCCAGTTGCCTCTAACAGGTGCTGATGTATTCGATGGCGAAAAATGGCATGTATCTTTCGGACGCGTAAGAAATGATATGACAGGATCAACCTGGTCTTCGTCTTACTTCTTAAGAGCTGGTAAGGTTAAGAATGGAAAATTAAGTCAGTACAGTACTAATACCAAGTGGGTAGATGATCACAAAGCAGGCTTAATAAATGTCTGCGAAGTTTTGACAGGCACATATAACGCTAGCGGATCGTTCTTTGCAATTGGAAACCAAGGATTGACTTTTGCTTCGGGCACTTCTTACGGAAATGACGGTAACTCGTTCGGGTCTCTAAATTATTGGGACAAAGCGACGATGTTGAATAATGAAACATTCTTCGGCGGGCGTGTAGCTCAAGTAAGATTTTGGTCTAAGGGGTTAACTGAAAGAGAGACGAGAGAGCACACTCTTAACTACAGATCATTGGGTGTTATAAATCCTAAACTAAACTTCAACTTTATTAAAAATATGACAGGTTCTTTCGAAAGGCTCCGTCTAGACGCATCATTTGATCAGCCTGTTACTAAGTCAGCTGCTGACGGCACAATAAAGATCTTTGACTTCAGCCAAAACAATTTTCACCTTTCAGGCTCAGGATTTCAAACTTCGACCAGGATTATAGCCCCAGAGATGTGGGACTTTGCGATGTTGTCTCCAAATTTCGATCAAGCCAAGACAGGCAATAAGGTTCGAATTAGAAGTTTTAAGGCACGAGAGAAGGTTGATCTCCACGGAGTTAGTTTTGCGCCGCTTTACTCAATTCCTGCCAATGAGTCCCCTCGAGATGATACCAGATTTAGCATAGAGATATCTTTAACACAAGCGCTAAATGAAGACATCATTAATATATTTGGAACACTTGATGCTCTAGACAATTTTATTGGTGGTCCAGAGTTACAATTTAGCCCGGATTATCCGGATATGGAAAATCTGAGAGATGTTTACTTTAATAGACTTACACAAAAACTTAACCTGCCAAAGTTCTTTGAGTTCTTCAGATGGTTTGACGGAACGATTGGAAATATGATCGAAATGATGGTTCCGAGAAAAACAAAGTTTCTTGGAATAAATTTCGTGATAGAATCGCACATGCTAGAAAGGGCAAAGTTTCATTATAACTCACATGATATGTACATTGGACCAAACGATAGACACGGCTTGAAGGGCCAAATTTTATTACAGCAGTTTATTGCTGAATTGAAGAGGTATTAAGATGTCTACAGAATTATGGACAAGGCCTCTCTCCGGAACAGCAGTACAAGGTAACAGAACGTACCCGTCTCAAAAGGGAAGCGCTGCTATCGTAGTGTACCCGGAAGAATTCTCGGGATCAAATGCAGTAGATCGCTATCGTCAAGGCATCAATGTCAGGTCTATTGATGATCTGTACATGCACGTGGGGATGAAGCCGCAACCCATTAATGACTTGCTTAAGGTTCGCGACGGAAGAATCATCTTTGGCGAGACACCTTTTGATGATAATGAATCACCTTTGAACATGGGTATCTCATCGAAAACGATATACTCAGGAACAATAGTTTACTCATCATCATTTAATCAAAATGCTGATGAACTCCACGGTCTACTGGCACCCTCGATAGGCTCAGGAACCATAAGACTCTTTAGGGCAAATGATGCTGCAATTTCTGCGTCAGATATCAATGGGTCGTATATAGAGTTCGAAGACGCTGCTAATCCACATCATCGCAAGTACCGGTTTATGTTTGTTAGCTCTGCTTCAGTAATGGAACGAAGCGGTCCGGCTTCATCTAAGCTAGCAGGAAATCACTTTACTGTCGGTATTTCTGGTCTTTCTGTAGTTAACTCAGGATCTCTAGCATCCCGGCTGGTTGAAGCAATCAATAGCGGATCTAGAGACTATGGAATTCCAGTCAAAGCGTTCTCTAGCACAATTCCGGCATCAAACATCTATGACAACGGTCAGTCTGATACACTAACAATTACACAAAACGATGTGGGAACACTGATCGGAACAAGATCACTATTTGATGGATACGATCTTGCTGCAGGAACCGGTATAAAAGAAGGCTCGGGTGGCCAGACAATCTATGCCTCAAGCTCTGCGCCGTCGACGTACATGTCTGCCTCAGGCTTTGACGGCGCGCGCACAGTTCTTTTCCTCACTAACTCTAGCGGATTAATAGGTACAAGGTCACTCTTCACAGCAAACACAAGATCTGGAGAGACAACACATTATCTGTTCACAGGCAAAGACTTCGTGTCAGGGAATGCTGGGAAGGATCTAGTTCCACAGTATCGATATCTCCAGTCAACTCAAAGGTACGGCACCCGCGGCAAGAACGTCAATCTCAAGTATAGACTATTAAAGGCACCGTTTAACAGCACAGAGGGCGACAAGATACGAAGTGGTACATGGTCTTCTGATTTCACCGGTGAAAAGCCAGACAAAGCTGAAGGTGTTTATCTAGAAGTAAGCAATTCAGGTCTTACAGGTTCTTGGAGCACTCTGACCTATCACTTATCTAGCGACTTTACATCTGGGTTTTCTACAGCCATAACATCTTCAATTAATTGCTGGACTGGACCAAAGTACTTTAGATTTATACAGAAGAAATTTTCAATGTCCGCCGGCGACAATTGGGCGCTAAGTGAGCTTTTTGTTGTAGAAAATACCAGAAAGCAGGACTCAGTCCAACCGCTGTCAGAGCGCAGCAGGGTTGTGTTAGATCCGACTAATAATCAGTCTGGAGTCAGAACCGCTCCCAATCACTTTTGGGATGATAGAGACTTAGGAATGACAGACGTCTACCAAGACGGCACGCTGTTTAAGGATACAGCAACAGTCAATCCAATTGAGATCATAATGCAGGATCCGCTTACGATTGATATCCCTGCGATGATGGTTGACGCTTCTGATCAAGGGCTTATGGATGGTGTGTTAGAGCCATTCCCAATTAGATCTGTTGCTGATCGATCAAACATACAGTTACCCTATACAGCACGAGGAATCAAGGCAGACATGACCTTGACTGATGTGTATCGACAGTCAGATACCATCTCACAGGAGTACAGAAAGAGGTCAGTCAGAACTACAAAGCTCCCAGCGCCTAACAAGCTCCACGCCGGCGACAGTAATTACCTCATAATTCCAATATCTTCCTCTCTTGCCCGCGGCACTGATCATAGAGATGGAACACACTTGCCGCCTCCCGGCTCCGCAATTCAATTCTTTGTACCGTCATATCAAATCCCTGCAGGTCGAGAGTATCTAACAAAAAGTGAATTGCTTGCTGGCACATCTGTAGCATCCAAAGACGGCCGTCATATGACGATCCTGCTACATAATCATCCGGGCGGTGTGATTACAGGCACAGATTCACATCATGTTAATCTCACCCCCCACGCCAAGTATCGGCAAATTGCAATTGGGCCACAGCATTGGACAGGATGGTCTTCGTCGTCTTACGGATGGGATGATTACTCCTACGCTGAAGACCCAGCAGCCGTTATTGCAGGGCACGCAGCTTGGCAAAAAGTAGCTGATGCGAATATAGTATCAGTAGCTGCCAGGCTAAGAGACGATATTGTAGATGCAATCAACGGTACACTTAACGCTAATGTTCACAGAGGCACGGACACAACATCAAACTTTGGTGTGAGTGCCAAAGCCTTGGGCGGAGTAATCACCGGTACATTGGGTGGTTATGAAGCAAAGTTTTTTAGAATACGTCTAACAGCGGATATTTCTGGAAAACGAGGTGATGATATAACAATCAATCAAGCTTCAGGCACCGACGCGACCCCGGGTAATGAGTTAGTCAATGGAGTAGGTACATATAATTTTGCTGGAGGCAAAGGATTTCTGAGACAGCGACGCCGTCATTTGATCAAAGGTAACGACTCTTACTTTGATGGTGTTGAAGTCTTTGGTTTAGATATTTTAGACAATGCAGATCGTGTAAAGAAAAGAGTTCTAGAAGTTGTCGTTGACTCTGAGACAGGCGACAAAGTACCCGTCGAGGCATATGAAGATTGGGTCGCAATGGGTATATCGGGTACATACGGTAAGTCACATATCGCGCCCATACAAATGCAAGGCTTTGTGGGACCCTCTAATGCTACTGTAGGGGCTTTCGATGACGCATCTGATACCATACTAAGGGTAAGGGGTATCAATGATGCAGCGGATCTTTTCGCTGCTTCAGATGAATCGTATACGACGACGCTTAATGCCACATTCAAGTCAGTTAATACAACACTTTACTCCGCCGTCACTTCATCTGCATCAATTTATCAAAACACCGCCGGCATAGCAACCTCTGGAACTGTAGGAAAAGGGCACGCTGAATTGTCGCCTGCTTATTTCACAACAGCAGATACAGCTATGTCTAACTTAGTATCTCATCATTCGTTTATGGGATCGTCTACAGTAACAAAGAGATCCAATACTTCAGTCAATGCTGTGACTCAAGGATCGTTTGCATACGATGGAGAAAGCCCATTTATCGGTTCACAAGGCGCGGGCTCTGTAAAAGTTAATGCTGCCACAGGTATGACATTCCCGTCTGTTATAACATTAGGGCCTGATCGAAGATATTCAGGTAATAGAGATAAACTTCCAGAACACTATTTAAGAGTAACAGGAACGCCTTCTGACGGTCATACATTCACATTAACAGACTCTGATTCAACCTCTGTGATATTTGAGTTTGATCCTTCAGATAACGGCGTCGCCGCCGGAAAAACTGCAATTAATACTAGCGGGCTTTCAACCACTTCACAACGCGCAGCAGCCATAGCGAAGGCAGTTAATGACAGCACACTGAAAATAGGCGCGCTCTCTGGATCGCTATCTTCCTTAAGCAGCGCAGCACAAGATACAGTGAGATTGGTAAGTCATATTGAGGGCTCAGTCATGGCGGCGACTGCTTCAATATCGGAGTCATTGGGCACTCTCACCAGCGGGCACGAAGGAGGCGGAGGTATAGCAGCTACCAAGTTTGCAACAGGCTCAATAGGTCATAGAGACAGCGCATTTACCCTAAGCTTCTGGATGAAGGGCGATGGAGATAGAAACTTCTACTTGGCACAGTCATATGACGCCGGAGATGTTAATGGTGCTTCAAACTACGGGTCCAGAAACTGGAACATAAGATTCACAGGATATGACTATGACACGTATTCATACCAGTACATATACTTTTACCTGTTTGACAACGATAGCTACCCAACCAATTATAGTTTCTTGTTCAGAAGATTTTACGGACATAACTCAGGTAATGGTTATGGCAATGTCAAGATGGTAAACGCCATGACCGATGGCAAATGGCATCACTGGACAGTGTCGTACGATGGAGACATCGATTCTACGTTAACACACAATGAAAACATTCCTAAGAAAAAAGGTGTGGGAAAGATTGAAATCAAGACTAATAATCTAACATCACTTGACGACAAATACTTTGTTATCACAGATGTTGCAGGGAACTACGTTTACTTCAAATTCAAGAATGATAACTCATATACAGACGGCAGATTCTGCGCCGGCCAATTTCTCTACATTAATGTAGGGATTCAGTACAGTGACAAAGTCGGCGGAGCCGCCGACGGTGCCGACCTCTCTAATGTAGCTACAATAGATGTCATCAAACAAAGAATAGCGTCAACAATCAACAACGTCACACCCCATAATCAACATGACCTCAACCAAGACGGCGATGTTCTTGACACCGACGAGTACTCTTGGAGAGACAAAACGCTCAACGTGCACGCGTACACGTACACGGCTGCGTCTGGGTCTTATTTTGCTAATAGTGGGGGTAGTAATATCATCAATTTTGGCAGTAGCCCACACGAACTACAATTTGCCGGCGATGCCGTCGGCGATGAAGGCGACACAACCACCAACACAGGATATGCCGCTTCGCCGGAGACACTTGTTACCGGAGGGGCCGGCCCTATATTGTTAGTTCAGCAATACGCGGGACCGCCAAGATGGGCATGGATATCAGACAATATTAGTAATGATTATTTTACGACGACCAACTTCACAGGACAAGCTGGGGTATATTATGATCAGAGTACTAATTATTATATCAACGTCGACCCTGTGACAGTCGATGGCAGTCCGCATGAGCACTTCAAGATGTATATCGATGGGGAAGATGTTTCTAGTACTTACGCAGCCGATAATAGTAATGCTATAAGTCATTATAGCGCTGGAACTTCTGGCGCAGGATCTAGATACCAAGCTATGGGCAAAAATACACAACAAAGCAAACATAAAATAGAAATCGCAGGTTTGTCATCTTATTCTGCGTGGAGCTCGTATATGCCGAGTATCTTTGTAGAGAATCCTCTTTCTGAGGTCGCCTTTTATCAAGGATTACTCGACTCAACTTCAGTAAAGGCTATTTATGAGATGTCGCTAATACAAGATCCGGATATGCTGTCCTCTAAACCGTTAGTTGCTGCGCTTATGAAATCAAATGTTTCTGCACAAGATCTTCTTTCTAGAGATCATGTTTCCGCGACAGCTGGTTACGAGTACAATAATAATATTGACGTTGGTACAGATTCGTTGGCGTTTGGAGGTTTGAAAAAGTAATGCCTACTTTTAGAAGAGGAAGAAATAACAAATCAGAGCTTAATCTGACATCGTCATTTATGGCGGGAGGAAGTTTATATCAGCATCATTCTGGGTCGCTGCTAGCGTTCTACAGATTTGAAGAGCCCTATGAAGTTAACTTAAGTCAATCACATAGCTTAAGGGTCGAAGACTCCTCCGGGCACGGATATTATGGCTTAGTGTCATCAGGATCGATGCCCGATTATCAAGAGCGTCTTTTAGAAGGGAAGCCTACACCTACCAGAACCGCGATCACGTCGCCCTATTCGTTTAATAATCCGCTTAAGTCGGAAGATGTTTTGGGCGGTGCTGTTAGTATACTTGCGGTATCACCAAAAGATTCTAATCAATTAAGGTGTGTAGACTTTGGCTCAGGATCATCTGAAAGAATTGAACTACCTCGACAGTTAGCTCGAGACTTATCTAGTATTCCTGGGCGTCCGTTCCCGCATAGAGAAACATACGAATCAGGAATGACCTTCGCCGGCTGGGTAAAGATGCACCCAGTTACCGGATCTTACTCAATCGACGTGCAGGCAAAAGCCTCTGGTTACATATATCTTGCAACTGATCACAGATCACACCTGCATGCCGAAACTATTATCTTAAGAGATACAGCTGGTAATATTGTAACGTTTACTTACGACGAGTATAGCGGCGGAAATGTTAGAAATAGTCCCACAAGCTATACAGTAGGTCTGGGTAGTTACTCAAGCTATGTTCAGGGCGCAGATGTAGCATCAGCGGTCTATAGTGCGATTAATCTTGCTTACGGGAACGGCGATCTAAACATCAAACCGTCTTACACATACAACGACACTGAGTATATCAAGGTTGTATTAGCAGATCAAGGTGGTGGTGGTCAAGCCAGGGCTCGAATAACTTTTAGAAAAGTTCCTGCGCTAAACTCAACGATAACATTGATATCCCACCGAGGCAAATCAGTCGTATATACTGCCAAAGCCTCAGAAACTCTCGCTAGTAACCAGTTTGCTGTGGTCAACGCGGGTTCAACAACAGCAGCTGATATTCAAGCGGCACTAGACAGCCTCAGATCCTGTATCGCCAATAGCAGCGGTCATGGTGTGTTTCCGCATAGTTTGGCGCCGTCGATCAGATCCGGATTAAGGATTATCATCGGCACAGGAGAGGCGGATGGCGGCACAACCAACAAGGGGAAACTTCCGTCAGACGGGGCAAAATATACAATAGTTCTGACACAGGGCAACAACACATACAATCTAATACTATATTTTAAGAATGATGGTGCCACATCACTTGCAGGTACACAGCTGTCAGATAAACCATCTTTCGGCAACGTTACTGAGACACAGTGGCGCGCCGGAATGACTGATCCCACCGCAGGAAGTCTGGGTTCAAATACAGTCCAGCTCAATCTAGATGTCTCTTACGATGACTCTAATGGATATCTAACAGACTCCCATTACGATTACAGAATAGCAAACTATCTCTACTATGCTTTTTATAAGCTGGTATACACCACCGGTGGTATTAACGGTGTCGATATCTCTGCCAGTACCATCTCACAGTATTTCAGCTGGGAAACACAGGGCAACTCGTATGGTCCTACCGGTCGAAGAAACATATCGTGGTTAGGCCCGGACGGGGCTGCGGCCAATGCAACCACAGCGACGAGAGCCTCGTGGGCAGTCACACAGAACACCGCGGACAGTAACAGCGCAATTAATTTTATTGTGCAGAATTTTGAAGCTGCCACACCTTCAATAGATCTGACCCAATACAGATCAGGCCCATTGGGTAATACGACAATCACTATCGCCGGCGACTCAGGCTCTGCAATTGAAGTCAAGGGCGCCGGTCACCGCGATGATCATCACACAGAAATCCCAGGAACACAATATAACAGTGCCACCGGATCAGCCTCCTCCGGGGCTGTTGCCTTTACAGGTGGCAGATCACATAGGTGGGCCGGTAAATTAAAGACAACGGGTGTAGATAAGGGTAAAGCCAACACAGACTCGTCCGGCCAAAAGTATTATAGTGGAAATGAGTTGTCAGTCAACTGGGGGAGAGTTGGTTTGAAGCAAACTCTCGGAGGTGACGATGGAAATACCACACCGGCGGGAACAGCTTTTCATGAAGAGGGTTACAGAGCTTCAGGCGGATCAAACTTTTTTGATACCGAAGACTTGTCTGCCCTGTCAAACTATAAGCTTTCATCACAAACTCTAACTGTAGTTTCAGTACCCGCGTGGGCAGAGACATTAATCGTAACAACAAAGAATCATTATGAAGAATCGCAGACATTTACTATAACATTTACTTCTGCAGGCGGAACTAGTGATACTAAGTGGGCCTCGGATAGTGGGCTCTACCCCTTCTCTGATGGCGCTCAAACTGCGACGATACACCTTGGGTCCAAGTCTGTTAATGATATCGCAGCCGAAATTAAATCCATCCTCCACTCGATGCCCTTCCATGACGCAACAGTTACAGATGCTGTTGTAACATTGTCTGCTACAGCAGTTTCTGAGGTATTTAATTTTACCTCGACCGGAACATCTATAAACAATGGCAAAATAACAACTGTGAAACCAGTTGGCGCTGCAGGTGCTTTGATCACAATTACTACTGCTTCAATGAATATCGGCCCACTCGAAGGAGGCGCCGGCGATATTCGAGGCGGTAAGAGCGTTGTTAAGAACAAGTTTATTGCCAAGTCGATCTTTACAGCCCTCACCGGCGCCTATTCTGATCCACACGATTATATCGGGGGAGGTGCTGTAGACAAAACAGACGGCACACACGTACGCGGCGGCGGAGAGGACGCAACAGGCCTATCGCTCCGAGTGTTATCTAAACCAGGCACTGATAAGCATAATACACTTTCCTGGCTATCAACACATTATTCAGGATCCTCTGCAGTGACAGAGCAAAGTGAGTGGAGAACATCAAAGCCTCTCCCAGAAGATGTGTGGACCCACGTTGCTGTTGTTTATCCTACTGGATCTAATATAAATGAATATGGTTTACATTCTTCTGACTTGAAAGACGAGTCATCACCGATTGCTCCAAAGATGTTTATCAACGGCCGCCGGCAAGATCTTAGAAAGATCCCAAGGGCTGAGCCTTCAAAAGGCCATGTAACGTTCAAGACGAGTCCTGATACAGGATATGCACTGCATGCGGTTGCTCAAGCCACAGGATCATTGCGACATGTCTATATAAGATATGATACGACCAGTAGTCCTCCATGGAGACAAAATATTGCTGGGTTGGTGCCAACAGCATCTATCTCTGTGGTATCAGGTGCTTATTCTACAGCAGCTACTCTTGCCAATCACCTGGCAACATGGTCTGTTAATGTTCCGGGTCAGACCGGCCCTTGGCCGTATGGTCAGGGCGACGCAACAGCAAATTTCTTAGTGGATACAGTGCACTCAGGGTCTACAAATGTAGGATCGGCTATATTCGAAGACGGATCAGAAAATCGAGTCCAGAAAGTTAGTCCAAATTATGATGACTTAGCAAGAGTTCACATTAGATACGGAGGCTTATTCTCTAACACAGGGTCCAACCCTGAGCCCGGTCAATTCTTAAGAATTACTACACCGAACCTAACAACAAAGACTTACAGGTTCTCTGGGGCAAAAGCTTCTACGACTATAGACTGTAATAATCGCACAGCGGCCCAGCTAGCGAATCACACTCTTACATTGATAGATAATGCTCAAATCGTCTCCGGAACTGTGATCTTCACGTACACAGCCCTCGTGGGCGACAGCACCGGGTACGGAAATATCTCAGGAATCACAAAGGCCTCCCCGGCAGTTGTTACAACCGCTGAAAACCATGGCCTGTCCGATGGGCATCAAATTTGGATTACAGATGTTGTCGGCATGACTGAGCTCAATAATAAAAAATATTATATAGATGTGATTTCAGCAACAACTTTCGGTCTATACACAACGCCCTACGACGGCACAACATTCACATCCCCGGTGGATTCAACTGACTTTACCACATATGGATCATCCGGCGGAGTTTCAAAAGCCGCCGCGAACTCCACTTCATCTGCCTATACAGTTGATGTCTCCGGAGTCAAAAGCGCAGCAAGCCTTACGTTGCTTCTTCATGAAGCAATATTGTTAGCAAGGTATAATGGCGACTTGATGATTAATTCAACTCGAAATGATGCTGACACAATCGGGTTAACTCAAGTCAATATAGGACATGGTGGCGCCGGCGCTTCGGCAGCGAAGCTGGGAAACACTGCCGTTGTAATAGGCGGCAGCGGCGGCGACGCGACAACCCACGAAGATTTTTCAGGAGGTCTTCAGCCTGAGTTTGCAACCGCAACTCGCGCGCTTTCGAAAAGCAGCGCCCAAAAATCAGTATTAACTGCACTACATTCTACTTCTAGCTTGTCAAATTACTTTAAGATAGGCACTCAAACTAATGTTGGTGCCGCTTTAACAGCGCAGCCGGCTTATAGCTTTGTTCGATCTGATATGAATCGTATCATGACAGGTACTTATGAAACCGGCATGCTCGACCCCAGGACCGGTGGATACTATAATAAGGGCGCTGCTATGGGAACAATACCCCAGGCACAACCGATTCTTTTGTTCGCCACTCCATCGGAGCCATCCACCAACGCCGCCTGGGCGGTTAGATTTGGAAGTGAACGCTATATTCAGTGCACAGAGAAATTTACGTCTGATTGTTGGGTTCAATTCAAGGCCTGGCCGGGATCCCAGAGTGGAGAAGCACAACAAACAATTCATAGCAGCATGCGTGAAAGACCAGATACCGATGAAGGGATACACGTCCAGATCGGAATCCCGGACAATGCGTCCCCACCGGTAATAACCTGGTACAGCCCAGAATATAGTGTGCAAGGTTACTCCGGAGCATCTGTCACAACCCTTCTCGCAGGGACAAATAGGACACACGGCATAAAACATTATGTTTCCGGAACAGGGCCTCAATCCGTTGAAACTAGCGGAGGCCCTGTATACGATAGACATGATGAACAGAAGTGGCGTCACTATTCATTTTACTGTAATTGGGCTAAAATTAATGCAGGTCTGTTGGGCGGTAATGGCGGCCCCGCCGGTGGTTATCAATCCGGATACTATGTCAGAATCATTCAGCGAGGCTATTCGGGCTGGAACTATGATCAATGGGCACTATGTGATATCACACTCCAGGGTGTAACTGCTAATTATTTTCAGAACACCTCAGGTGTTGTAGACGTTCCCATTGCCAATGATATTGATGGAACTTGGGCAAATCTTATTACTTCAATCACTGGGACGAATGGTCACGGATCGGAGATAATAGGCACCCAAGATACAGACAATAATATAGTGACATTAACTCTCAAAAGCCCGATTGGAAGAATTAATTCAACAACCTCAGCTGGCTTGATGCTAACCGCTTCCAGCACAGCACAAGGAAATACTGATGACAGCATAAGCTTGCAATACGGCTTACATCCTCATTCTTCTGTTCGTATAGAAAACTTTGGATTATCAGGAAACGAAACTCATTGGCGCCTGGGTGTTAAAGGGGTTTCTAGCATAGACGACTACCGAGCTGCTATCAAGTGGGGTCTAGACTATTCTAACATAAGCGGAAGTCAATCGACTGGCGACGACAGTTCTGCTAATATCCTCACCGTTTCATCTGCTAATATCGCAGCTCCAATTCCCATAACTTCACCAATCCAAAATAGTAAATTTGGTTCGCCGACTACCGGATCCACTGGTTGGTCTGTTTTGGGCTGGGCAGACTTAGCAGGTAGAACAATACCAATCGGTGATATCTCCGGCATCACCTCTGGGTCTTCTACTGCTGCTGTTATCAATAAGGTTGCTGCAAGAACAGCTGAAGTTATCAATATGATGTACATTACGGGAACCATAGGTGTTAAAGCACTCCCGTCGTCATCTCTGGGTAGCACAGTAACACTAGAACAAGCAGTCCCAGGTATTACAACAACAGCAGCAAAGATAGAAGCCGTTGACAGTGCGTATAAAGCAGTAACACTATCATCGTGGCTACAAACTAATAGTAGTGCTGCATCAGGAGGATACTTCCCTTCAACCGATGCCTTCTCCGGAGGCTTCAGGACATTCCAGGCTCCTCGTGGACCGCTTGTTCCTGTTGACGCAATGTATTTGGGAACACCCCCACAGCTTCTTAACTACTTCGCTAAAAAGTCATACCCTTATGGATTTGACTATCCAGCCGGGTCCACTTTAACTAATTTTACACACCATCTAGCTGGCCGATCACCTCGTGCTGCCTTTGATGACATTGCCTTCTGGGGAAGATGCCTAACTGACGAGGAAATCAACGCGCTATACGGTGCTAAAGACGGAACATTCACACCCAAATCTGGTTTTATGTCGCATCCTCCTCGTGTGACAATTCGTGAGCATGATGCACTAAATCATCAGTATCCGACAATTAGTCGATTCGGTGATAGCGACTTTACAGGAAGATACAATCTTTTTTATGATGCTTCAAATGAACAAATTTTTCATGACCCTTACGCAAAAGCAGAGATCCTATTCAAGGGAAGACCCCGAGACGGCACATGGATTCAATTAGTAGACTGGGCCGGCCGAACAAAGCGGTTCGAGTTCAATTATGGGACAATAGTATCAAAGGGGAATATTGAAGTAGCTATCCATAATGACAGGACACCTGCACAAGTTGCTAAGACTCTAGTAGCTGTTATAAATAGCTGCTCCGGCTTTGGAATTAAAGCAGATATCAGCAATAAGAAAGAAGCAGTGTTGCTTAAGCAGACAAAGGCAGGTACTGAGGGTAACACGCTCATTAAAAATAGTCGAAAAAATGCCAGGCCTAAGTTAAGAAGAAAAATAAGGGCGATAATTCCAGGAAAATTTATAGGAGGAACAGCGTCTCCCAAGGTGGTTTTTCCTTATCGCCTCGAGCCTGGTCACCGAACTATAAGGTCCTCACAACCGACCCCCAATGCTGTCCCAGATATGTTAGTATCAGGATCAGCCCATAAGAATATTCTTACAGAACCAATTAAGCACTACTGGAAAGATGAGAGCATCTCCCCATTTGATGAATCTTATAGGTATGCAGCCTTTGGGTCAGAAATGCATGCTGACTCCGATGACTTTTTCACTACAGATACAGAAAAAGATCAAGAGTTTTACTCCACAGGCACACTTCCATCACTTGTCGGTCTTGGCCTCCATGGCCCTTTATGGTCCAAGAGAAAAATAGAAATTGATATTGCGCCAAAGAAAAGTACAACTCTTCATGGTCATATTGTCACCGGCTCTTCAATGGCCTACTTCAACTTTGAAAAGAAGGCCTGGGAGCCAATTGGTTTTCCGGGCACAGGTTCATATTGGCAGCCACAAGGTGCAAGACCAATTGTTGACAACGCAGCTGTAACAGTTGGATATGATCCATCTTGGTCACATCTTTCATCTTCTCTTGTTCAAGCTTCTGTTTATTCTGTAAGCGCATCATCCATCGACGGGGAACCTGCATCATACTCTGGATTTAGACAATGGCTAGACAAAACTTACATAGGGTTTAGCCCATCTATTGGAATGATGGTGGCAAAATCAGAGGGATCGGTGGCAGGTGCTCAGGCGCCCAATGCAAACAATCAGGGAAAATATGTCTTTGTTGACGGAGGCATTTCAACCCCAGTATCTACATTTGGATTTCCGTTTCATGCAAAATTTCATGCGACATCGTCCCAGTATCTAAATGCATCAGACTATATTGACAGACCGTTTCTTCTAGAAAAAATAGTATATGAATTTGAAGCCTCAGTCCACCAGTCGTCTTCTATAGATATTCGGACAGGGGGCAGTGGCTCAGTAGGTACTGGAAGCTATGGATCAGCCGGGGGTTATAACCAACATGCGTATATTAACTCACCCACACCGACCTTCTTCATGCTTAATCAGAGAACGGCATGCCTTCCGGATGCAATTTCAAATAAAGTTGATGTTATCACTGTAGTCGATGGTGCCAAAAGACCTCAAGACTTTCACTATACAGCATCAATTCCGTCTAAATTTTATCTAGCGCCCCCAGCTAAAACAGATGAGCCTCAGTATATTGATACTATTAGAGACTTGGTGACGTTTGGAAGATACGGTGTTTTTACTTCAGGATTCGATGAACAGGATTTTGAATCTTACGTACCTGACCCAAGGGCAAGACTTGACACAGTTATAGTGCCTCATGAGTCTAGGCAGGGAAATTTTGCTATAGAACCCTTGCACGCAGGGTCTAAACGACGCAGAATGTCGCTGGCAATGCCCGTAAGATCTCCCAAAGTCAACCCTTCTATAACAACCTTCAAAGCAGAAGGAGACTTCTTTGGCAATACTCAGGCCGGCTGTGTGTTGGCCTTTACAAGCAGCTTACCATACGCCGGCCAGACCCTTACAATAACAGATACTACACAAGACTCAGTAACATTTAGATTCGATGCGATAAACATGCTAACGGGAACAGAGGGCTCCGCGTATGCCTTCAACAGCGCCGCTGATGGACCAATCAAGTGGAATACAAACATCAGTCAGTGGACTATTAATATAGGGGGCCTCTCGACAACAGATGATCTAAAAACTATAACTTCTATGTTGTATGAAACAATTGCAAGAGCTGCTAGAGGGGAAGCATCCACACCGGCGGGCAACTTTACGTCAGGCATCTCTTTGGGCACAACTGGCTCTACTAACGCTTTGTCATTTACAATGTCACAGAAACGTGGCGGAATTGAAGGGAATACAACAACAAGGGTAAACTATAATGGATTACCCGCTGGAGGCGGAGATGGATCCAATAATAGCTGGTCTTGTACAAACTTTTCTGGTGGAGACAATCTTAATGATGATATAGTCTTGTCATGGGGCGGAGGGCGTAGCGGAACAGGACTTATGAGCGGTCGAGCTCCCTTCGGTGGTGAGTATGGAGCATTCGATCTATCATACTCTGTTAACAACAACACACAGACGTATGTGGTATCACAATCTGCAGAAGATAGTTTGGTTTCACCTTATCTTATCATGCCAGGAGATAAACTAGTCTTCGGTTGGCAAACACCCATCGGAACCGGTTCTATGGTTCACCATGCAATTACAGAGCCCAGTGGGACATTTGAAATACACAAGGGCGTTGGAAAGATCGTCTTGTATGGATCAGTGCTTCGGGATGAAAAAGAAGAATTTGTTAATACTTCAAATCAACCCCTGACTAGTAACTCGATCCACGAGGCCCTACACTTTGGTGCTGAAGTCTTCGATCAATACGACACAGACCCACCGATGTTTCACAGCGGAACCTATCTAGATAATCATGTAACAGGCGCAATGCTTCGAGGTATTTCTAAAGATACATTTGGAACTTTAGCTCATATTTCATCTCACAGAAAAGTTGTAAGCCGGCACTCATCTGGAAACCATGCATTAGGGCCCAAGAGCAACACAGCGCGAATCTATCAAAAGAGATCCGGTTTCTTAAGGGGCGTAAGAGTGGCTGATTCTAGAGAGCGTTGGTACGATTCAATGCTACCAGATATTTCTGATCTTTTGAAAATTGATCAAAAAAGACTGTTCAGCCCATCTTTTGGTACTCACGGGAACATTACAAACACAAGGGGCGCAGCATTAGTCCTTGGTCATCCGAAAGTCGCCACAGGAAGTAATACTGATATTAGCCCTAATGATCAAGTTTGGTCAGCTTGGTTTGGCGCATTTCCATTCGAACCTCGTTATAGCTCTGCCACAAGAACAGCAGGCCTTAAAACAAAGGACGTATTTGCCCCAAGTGCATCTGGTTCTGTAGACACTGGAACAAAGCAGCTGGTACATGTGTGGCTCGCCAATATTACAGGAAGTATAACTGTTCCCGGTCTTGGGGGTCCTGCAGCAACGTTTGGTTCTGTCACACCAAATATTAGTACAATTTCTACAGATATGCTCAATATTATTGACCACCCTGGTCTCCTTAAAGATGCTGCAAATCAGGCAGGTTCTGATGGTCTTCCTGACCCTAACTTTTCCTCATATGCAATTATAACAAATGATCACGGTCATGGAAAGACAGGTGAACACTTAGCGGAAATTCAGTTTGGTGGTTACAATAATCCAGTGTACGGATCATTATTCGAAGATAATGCCAATTTCTTCGCAAAGGTGCTATTTGGCTCCGGAGACGGAAGCTATAAATTTCCCAAGCTTCCCTTCTGGAAATCAACCGGAATGAATGAAGTAGGCTACGGAGCAGATGATACTTTTGTAGTGACCAAGGGGGTCATAATAAGAGGCTTCCGGTATGGGCTGGCCAATGTTCTGCCTAAGTTTTCGTCTGCTGTTTACCGAAGAGATAACTTTGGACACATTAGAGACATGCTTGAGCAACGTAATTTTACGAGATTCTTTACAGAAGACGGTCTGGAAGAAGGAGTAGTATCTGTTTCGTTTGTTGAGCGAGGCTCAAACGGAGCCCGGGCAACTGATCCTATGTCTACTAACAGCGCAAACTTAGATATCTTTTGCTCTTCATCAATGCCCTACAGAGATGGGCATGCTCTTGATAGAATAAGTCAACAGCCTGATACAGCAGAAAAGGTTAGCATAGCAATCGACATTGGTCTAGATTAGGGGATAAAAGTAGATGGCTAAGTCAACTAAAAAATTCTCGCTAAGCCAACTGAAAAAGCAAGACCGGATGGTCATTCGCGTGGGCAGAGACGGAAATGTCGACCGCATTATTTTCCCAAATCCAATGTCTGTGGGCCTAGATGCAAAGGGGTTACGAAGTGCCCTGACTGTAGAGGGCGGAATTAAAATAAATCCAGAGACTCCTTCTAACACATCCACCACCCTCTATAACAAGTCTGGAAAGTTATATTTCGATGGAAAACCAATATTTGTAGCCGATGCAGAGGGCAGTTTATCTTATAATACAACAACTAAAGAGCTATCTTTGGTGGGTACAATAGCAGCTACAAATATTTCCGGATCACATACCCACTTGAAAGATGGGACTTCGTATATTAAAGCTGGCGACAGAATGTCTGTCACAACAGGATCTGATGGCGCTATAACAATTACTGCAGATGTTCAGAGCGCTGGCTCAGCATTTGCAGATCCACAGTATCTAGTTCTAGCAGCAACTTCAGAGCTCAATAATGAACGGGTATTCACTGCGGGGCCTGGAATAAGCGTCACCGATGGGGGCGTCGGCAATGCATTCACAGTTGCTGTCAATACGTCTACTGTTCCGTTGTTAGCATCAACCAATACGTTTTCAGGAATCAATACGTTTTCAGGCGAAATTAAAGGAAAGCACCAACTACTGTCAGATGGATCCGATGCATTTATTGCTGGAAGTAATGTACAAATAACAAAAAACTCAGCTGGCTCTGTAACAATTGCTGCAACTGATACAAACACAGATACAACATACACATCTGGCAACGGAGTCAGTCTAACAGGAAATGTATTTTCTGCTGATATTAAAACGTCTGCCGGACTCCAGATCATCTCCGGTCAGTTAGCTTTTGAAGCATCAGATATCGCGGGCTTAGGACTTGCTGATGACGGCAGCGATAGACTTAAGGTAAACATTGCATCAAGCAGAGGAATAGGGATTTCCAATAATCAGCTTGTTGTTAACCCAAGCGACATTCAAGGGACAGGACTTTCAGTATTATCTAATAAGTTAATCGTTGATGATCGTTTTATTGCGACTATTTCCGGGTCTACGTTTGTAGGCGGTGTCCAATTTGATGCAGGCTTAACGGGATCAATGACTTCCCTGACTTCTGGAAAATCATTTATTGCCGGCGGCAGTGATATAACAATAACTACTGCTTCTGATGGTCAAGTAACTATTGCATCAAACGCATCAATAAACAACTCATACACAGCAGGTGCAGGTCTAGCAGTTGCAGGCTATCAATTTTCACTAAGAGCAAATATTGTTGTAGCTGCATCAGGAAATAAATTCGTACTGGACGGAACTTCTGCCCCAGCAATTTCAGCCTCAAAGAGTGGTGTGTATTACTTTGATGTAAGTGCTTCTTCTAATTCAGGGAAAGTCTTAAGATTTAGCACCACTTCAGACGGAACACACAACTCGGGAGCTGAGTATACCAACGGTGTGACCTCTTCAGGCACTCCGGGTGTGATAGGCGCTTATGTTCAGCTGGTAACAAATCAAGCAACACCGAACACTTTATATTATTATAATGCATCTACAGCAGCTTACGGAAACTCTCTATTAACGTCACCTGCTTCAGTTGGTGCTACAACAGACTCACAGGTATTCGCCGGCAGTGTTCAGTTTAATCAAGGACTTACTGGGTCACTAACAAATCTAACGTCTGGTATTTCGTTTATAAAGGGCTCAGGGGCTGTAACTGTAACAACAGGCACCAGCGGCCAGGTGACGATACACTCAGACAGTGATATTACAGCCGTTACAGCAGGAACAGGTTTAGTAGGCGGCGGAACATCAGGAGCTCTCACTCTGGGTGTAGACAATAACACAGTCGCAATGATATCCGGATCAACATTCACCGGCGCGACCAAGCACACAGCAGGTCTTTCTGGGTCTTTGACACACCTAACAGATGGTAAGTCTTATCTAGTTGCGGGAAACAATGTCACAATAACGTCAGGAACTACTGGGCAGATAACCATTGCCACATCAGCCGGCGTCGGCGGAACTAGTTACACTGCCGGAAATGGCTTAGATCTAGATGGTGCATCATTTGTATTGGACTTGAAGAATTCTGGCGGTCTAAAAATAGACTCAACAGAGTTGACAATTGATGATAACATTATTGCTACTGTTTCTGGTACCACATTTACCGGTGCGACTAAATTTTCAAAAGGATTGAGTGGGTCATTAACACACTTATCTGATGGCACAGCTTTCTTAAGGGCAGGAAACAGCCTTAAAATAACCACAGGATCGTCAGGTTTCGTGACCTTAGATATTTCAGATACTGGAGTTCAAATCGGGCCGGCAGAAGACAGCGTTTATAATGATGGTCTATTTACAGACTTTGCTCAAACAACCAGGGTGGGCACAGCAATTGATAGATTCAACGAAATTCTTAAATCTTTAGCTCTAGGTGCTGCTCTCGCTCTAGATAATATCGACTGTAATGATTCAGGCGTGTCAGCTGAACTCTCTTTTGGAAGTAGTCTGGCAGCTTCTGGGTATACAAACTCATCTACTGCAGCTGGTTTTTCTGCTATTGATGTAAATGGGACATATGCAGCAGCTTCTTCTGGCAATCATCTTAGAAAGGGTGTCTTTGATAGCGCTACTATAATAGATGGCGAGCTGAATGAAGATGTAGCTGCTAATACACATTCAAACTCACAAACAAACTACCCAGCAAATTCTTTCGGAAATGCAGACCAAGGATCACTTAAGCTTGAAGTGAATGGATCTGTTATACATGAAGTTGTGTTGACAGGAAGCGACCTGGGTCATGTAGGCTCAGGTACTCCCGGTGGTGGATCGGGTTCGTCTATTAATTCTAACAGCTCAGGATTTACGAGTCTAAGCGCAACAGGCTCATCAAAATTTGAAGATGCTGCTGCTTTAGCCCTGTTTCAGCATAGGACAGGAAAGTATCAAATCGGAATAGCTGATCAAAGAAGTGGGTGGAATTACGCACGTGTTATTCACAACATAAGCGGTTCCGATACAACTACAAACTATGTTGAGTGGTTAAACGATTCCAATAGTCAAGAGTTAACGCTAGAAGGCCAAGCGCTAGACACAGTATCTACTACGGGTTTAGCCTATTTGTCGGGGGTTAAATACTTTACAGGCGCAACGGCAATCTATAGGGCTAGAGTTTACAATGCATACAAAAATGTTTACTCAGCCAATAATATAACATTTACAACAACAAACTGTAGTGTGCCGGCACAGGCCATGCCCCAGATCAATGTTGGTGCGTCTGAAAATCAAGCCAAAGTACTGCACATTACAGGGACAGCAACAGTAACAGCAGCATCTTTAATAAATGGTAGTATAACAACAGCAATTAATATAAGTCACCCACTCAAGTCAAGCCTATCATCTGCAGGTTCTAGAAATATTGCCGGTCTTTTGATCTATAATCTATCAAATACATCGACCGCTACTTCTGAAACGTTTAGGGCAGAAAACTATAGAGTCATATCAGGAACATACAGTAATCAGGTAAGTGTCTCTGATTCTAATAACACGTGGAGTTCAACAAAGCACGTAACAGGCTCAGTAACAGGTCAAGAGAACGGCTTAATATACTATAATGAAACATTAGTGTCCCCCAAGCAAGGTGTATACTCAGGTGACTTCAGAAGCACATCAGACGGCGGCTCTATAACTTATAGCCCTGTTGATAATGTCAATTATTCATCAGTATCTGGCACAAGAACTTTCTATCGATACTTTCAAAATACGACGGGCGGATCGAAGACAGACGCGTCTATTACACTAAGCGGAGCCAATACAACAATAGCCTCCCGGGCAACTAATTTGTCCACAGGCAACATTCACGTATTATTTAAGCTACCGCTAAGCAGCGCAAGTTTTGAAACAGGATGGTTGGACATGACTACAGCATATCAAACGGGACAAACATCCGACGGCGATGGCTGTCTTGTAGGCTCACTGGATTCTTCACTAAACGCAACTAATCAAGTAACATTTGGAACAAATTCAGTAAGAAATAATGAGTATATTTTAGTTATGATTGAAGCTGATGCAACATGGACAGGAAGCATCAGTTCTATATCCCTTAGTTGGGTTTAAGACAAGTTTATAGAGGAAAGACAAAATGGCAATCGACGAAACAACCAGAGAACTAATATCACTTAAGAAACTATCTGGAAAAGCACATACTTCTAATGATAAGGGGCTGCCTAATGAGTCAAAACCCTCAGGCTTAACTCTATCATCAGAGACAGTTTTTGGTGAAGCAGTACCTGGTGGACCAACAAAGAGCTTATATGGTATCTCCGGAGGGACTGTTGAGTATCTTCGGCTTTCTGCCTCTTATATCCAGGGATCTGACACATCTGACGGTCGACACGGCTTTGAACTAAAGCTCCCAGATGATTATGTTGCAAACTCTTCAAACCCTCTAAAGGGTGTATATCCGTTCTTGAACGGCCAAAGTCTTCAAATAACTAGCGGGTCTTTGCAGTTAATACCCACATCTTTCGGCACAGACTACGAAGCAAGTCCGTATCATACTGGAAGCGGTCAAACAGCAATTGCAGTTCTCGATGCTAGAGACTGGTATTTAGATTATTTCAACGGTGTATTCTTTCAGCAAGATCCGCCAGGTACTGGAGATCACGCGTCAAATCCGAGATATGTGGATGCCTTTGTCTACGTCGGCGATTTTCTTTCGAAAGTTGTCTCCAATACATCGGGCGGAGACACCGGCGCACAATATATTGTTCTAGCAGCAACTGCTTCTTTACAAAATGAGCGAGTCCTAAACCCAGGCGCAGGATTAACAATCACCGACGGAGGCGCCGGCGGCTCTGTTACTATGGGCCTTGACAATGACATAGTCGCAACAATCTCAGGTTCCACATTTACGGGTGCAGTTTCTGCCCCAGCATTTTCAGGATCGCTGCATCATCTTTCTGACGGCAAATCTTATCTCGTCGCAGGCACCGGAATTTCTATCTCTAGCGCTTCTAATGGGCAGGTGACAATTGTAGGAAACGTAGGAGATGTGACATCAGTAACAGTAACTTCAGGCCTGACAGGAGGCGGGAATACTGGCGCGCTTACAGTAGGGATAAATGATGCATTAATAGCAACAACTACTGGATCAAATACATTCACTTCAAAACAAGTGTTTAATGCAGGTCTCTCTGGTTCACTAAGTAAGCTATCAAACGGAACATCTTATCTTGTTGCCGGCTCAAACGTGTCGATCGCCTCTGCATCGAACGGTCAAGTGACGATTACCTCTACAGACACAAATACAACGTATACAAACTCTGACTTTAATCATGATAGTCTGACCGGATTCGTTGCAAATGAACATATAGACTGGACTTCAAATCAAGGCGGCACAGATATCCATGCCGGAAACTATACAGACACTAATACAACTTATACAGCGGGCTCTGGATTAAATCTAGGCGGCACAGTATTCACGGTTGACAGTAGCGCTGTAGCTATGAGATCAGGTACGACCTTCACGGGCGACGTAGATTTCAAACAGGACATAAGGGTTTCCGGAACACTCCATGTATACGAGCTCAAGTCAACCCTGGTATCGTCTAGTATTATATTCAAAAGTGGGTCCACCAAATTTGGTAACACTACAGATGATCTCCATCAGTATACGGGATCTATTGAATTCTTGAACGACGTACATGCGTTTAGTGGCATAAGCGGTTCACACACCCAGTTAACTGATGGCAAGTCTTATATGGTCGCGGGTGCTAATACCACAATATCATCTGCTTCAAATGGCCAGATAACAATATCGTCTACAGACACTAATACTCTGTATACTGCAGGGAATGGCCTGGATCTCACTGGGACATCTTTCAGCGTTGACCTTAAGTCTGCAGGGGGTTTGGTAATAGATGCCTCTGAGGTGGCTATAGATGATCGTGTCGTTGCTACAGTATCTGGCTCTACGTTTACTGGGGCAATATCAGCACCGGCGCTAACTGGGTCTTTGACGAAAACACAAGCCGGATTATCATACTTGTCTGCGGGTAACAATGTAACCATCACTTCTGCCTCAAACGGACAAATAACTATTGCAGCCTCAGCCGGCGCGTCGTTAACTGCAGTTTCGGGTTCGATATCAATTGGTAGTGTCTCAAGTATTGACTACAAGAACTTAGGGATCGTCCAAAACTTGGGCGCCGGATCCATCGCTTTGACAGGCACTATTGGACCGGCTGAAGACGGAAACTATGCTGACGGTCTTTATACTGACTTTTCGACAAAAACTACAGTCGGTACAGCAGTTGATAGATTTAATGAAGTACTCAAGGCTCTAGCGCCTCCTCCGGCTTTAACCCTTGATGATATCGATGTTAACGTTGACGGAACTGATGCGTCTCTATCATTTGGCGCAAGTAATGACCAATCATCAGCCTCGCCGGCGTATGCAAATGTAGCAGCTTCCGCCGGAATCGGAGCAGCCGTCAATGTAAATGGAGCTTACGCAACAGCAACATCCGGAAATAACCTTAGGGCAGCTATTTTCAATGGCTCGCAAGCTATAACAGGAGATCTTAATGAAGACGCTGTAATTAGTATGCAAGGATCTGAAACAAATTTCCCAGTAAACTCTTTTGGAGATGCAGATGATGGTGTACTAAGGCTTGAAGTTAATGGTGCTACACTTCATGAAATTGACCTAACAGTAGGATCAGTAGGCGCAGGATCATCAGGCGCAGGATCTGATACAGAGGTAAATGGAAACGGTTCTGGCTTCACCAATTTATCAGCACCAACTAATGGTACATTTGAAAATGGAAATACATTTGCCAGCTTTAAGCATAGAACTGGAAGATATGTTGTTGCAACCGCTGATCAAAGAAGAGGCTGGAACTACATGCGTGTTTCACACGTAAGATCCGGGTCTACAACAGCCACAAACTATGTTGAGTGGGTTAACGACGATAACAGTAATGCACTAAGTGCAGCAGGAAACAGCCTCTCGTTCACAGGGGCAGGAAACATAAAGCTTTCAGGCGTTGAGTATTACCAAAATGGAACCTTATCCTACCTTGCCAGGGTATCAAATGCCTACAAATATGTGTATGACACCAATGATATCACTTTTAACGAAGCGACAGGTGGTGCAACCAATTCAGGCGCTTCATTCACGCTAGCAGATCAGTCTAAGCCAACTGTTAATACCGGCGCCGGCGATACACATACAAAGGAGCTTCACTTAACAGCATCAAATTCTCTCACAGCAAACTATATGGTGGGAGGTTCAGCAACTGCAAGTGTTAACGTATCACATCCTCTGAAATCAAACCTTGCTTCGGGAGGAAGTGCTTCTGTTAGCAACCTCTTACTCTATAATTTGTCAGATACATCTACTGTACTATCTGAGACTTTCCAGAGAGAGACCTACAGAATGCAGAGTGGTTCATATGATACTCAAGTCAATGTTACAGGTGGATCTAACGCTTGGAATTCTGCAATTCATATGTCAGGCTCCGGAGGCCACGCAGACGGCCTTCAATACACCGTTGGTAGACTAGAAGCTCCCGCCGGCGACTGGAGATATGCAAACGGTCCGTCGCCTTCAAATCCAAACTATTCATCAACGCCAGAAGGAATCAGGACATTTTATAGAAAATTCCAAAATACATCAGGTGCTGCTGTTAATAATCTAAGATGGGTTACAGCAGGTACTAGCACTTCACTGGTAGCACAAGGCTCCGGCCTCTCCGGAACTTCAGCTAGAGTATTTTTTAAGCATCCTGGAACTACTGAGTGGCTAGATGCAAAAACTGCTTTCGCCTACAATACTGTAGCAAACCGCGCAGGAGGCGCAGCCCCCAGTGGAGGAGCAGGCGACTCAACACTAGCCAGCGCTACAAACTATATTTCATTCGGAACTGCCTCCATTCCTAATAATGAGTGGGTGGTAATGAAAGTAGAGGCGGACGACGACTGGTCCGGAAATCTAGACACAGTTACAGTAACGTTTGGTGCTGAAGGAGCAATTAATGTAGCCCCTGATTTAAGCCAAATTGATTGCAACAATTCTGGCATAGACGCATCCCTTAGCTTTGGCTCATCTATGGCGCTAGCAGGTTACACTAATGTGGGCACTGCAGCAGGATTCAGTGCAGTTAATGTAAATGCTGATTATGATCTAGCTAGCAATAGGCGGGGTATTTTTAATGGTGCAATACATATCTCCGGAGAGCTTAATGAGCAAGTCGCAGCTTCCGGAAACAATTATCCAGCTAATTCTTTCGGCGGGGGCAACGCGCACACTGGATCAATTAAGCTTGAAGTCAACGGAAGCGTAATTCATACGTTTGATCTAAACAACGCTTTTGCAGCCAACGCAGACACATCAGGCGCCTCCGGTTCTGGGTTTAATATATCAGCAGCCTCTGTATCAAGAGATGCAAACGAAATTCCAGAATGGTCTAGAAGATATAGGACTGGAACGTGGACTGTTAAAGCAGCAAATCAAAGAAAGGGTCATAACTATGTCCGTGTAACACATGTAATTACGGGGGCGATAGAAGCATCTACCTATGCTGAGTGGGTAAATGATACAGACGGAGCTGCTGCTACCGTGACGATGGGAGGACAAGATATTGTTAACTTTAGAAGTAATACAACGTACTCACAGTCTGGAATCAAGTATTTCATAAGCCCAAAGGCAGACTTTATTGTTACTGGATCTAATGTTTACAAATATGTCTATAGTGAAAATAACAATGCGGTGTCCTTCCCAACAACAACTAACTGTACTATAACGTCAGTTCATGTCTCTGGATCTGGAGTCACAAATGGAAGTGCAGCAGCAGCTTCTATGGCACTGCCCAACCTAGATACTAGTATTACTGCAGCTTACGATCACAAAATCTACGTAACAGGTACACTAAACTTTAGTCATGCTGCGTCTGTCCCGGGAGGTACATCTTACACAGTAGCAGCTAGCGGCCGTGTTCATCATCCAGTCCATGGTAATATAACATCTTCTACTTCTACATCATCTGCACTATTGGTTTTTACTTCAACAGATGACTCTTCAGCCCTCGCGGAGAGCTTCAATGGAGAAGCAAAACGTCTGATATCGGGAAGCTTCGCTAATCAAGCTTCAGTCATTGCAGGCGGTAATGCTTGGGACAGTACTATAAGCATGGCCGGCGCTGATGCAGGACATAATACTGGCTTGGCTGTGTATAATGGAAAGCTAGTAGCGCCTGCAAATACAGGCAACTCTGGTGATTTTAGATCTACTGGCGACGGCGGATCGTTAGCAGCACCAACAGGCAATCCGAACTATACAAATGTCTCTAATACAATCAGGCACTATACCAGATGGTTCCAGAATACATCTGGAGGATCTAAAACTGACTTTTCTGTAACCATAAATGGAACAGGAACAATTGTCACCGCGGGTACTTCTTTGGCCAGTGGTAATAACTTAAGAGTCCACGCGAAGATCCCACAGACTTCATCTGGCTTCTCCACTGGGTGGATGGATATCGCTGCTGCCTTTCAAACTGGTCAAAACGGTGACGACGCCGGATGTTTGGTCGGATCTCTGGATAGCTCACTAAATGCAGCTAATAGTGGAACATTTGGAACACAATCAGTTGGTGCTAGCGAGTATATTCTTATAAGAATTGTTGCAGATAAAACATGGACAGGTAATATTGATTCAATAACAGTCGCTTGGTTATAAAAAGAGGGGTAGATGTCATTTGACGCAAAAACAGAGAGGTTAATATCTCTCAAGAAATTAGCAGGCAAGGCACACACGTCGAACGACAAAGGGCTTGCCAATGAAGGATTGCCCTCAGGCCTTACTGTTTCTGCTAATACTGTTTTTGGTCAAAATATCCCCATCAGCCCCGGTGGTTCACTTTATAGTATTACAAACGGTGCTGTTGAAAAACTAAGACTATCAGCATCGTATATTGCAGGAACAGACTCAGTTAGCGGCCGTCATGGATTCTCTTTACATCTACCTGATGACTATCAAGCACAGTCGCTAAATCCCAAAAAGGGGACATATCCGTATATCAATGGGCAGGCTATTTATATTACTAGCGGTGCGCTTCAATTAATACCACCCTCCTTTTCTGTAGGCTATGAAGGAGCAGTATATCATACAGGTAGTGGTCAAACTCAAATTCCTATCTTAGACGCAAGAGACTGGAATCTAGACTATTTTAACGGTGTATTCTTTCAGCAAGATCCTGTTGGCACCGGTGATCATTCAACTAATCCAAGGTATATCGATGCTTACCTGTACGTCGGTGATTATCTAAGTACCGCAGGTAATTTTACCACAATTACAGGGTCACTTACACAGCTTTCAGACGGAAATTCTTTCTTACGAGCCGGAAGTAATGTCTCTATAACAACAGGCACCGACGGCTCTGTTCTTATTGCAGCATCGGGTGAGTTTTCTATTGATGACGATATCGTCGCAACTCTGACAGGCTCAGTATTCTCGGGCGCTACTAAGTTTAATGCAGGCCTTTCAGGATCTTTGACAACTTTAGTTGATGGACGATCATACTTGAATGCAGGAAATAATGTGACAATTACGTCTGCATCAAACGGTCAAATAACCATCGCGTCATCAGGCGGTGGTTCTCCAGGTGGATCTACTACACAGGTACAGTTTAATAATAACGGCTCATTTGGGGGTGACGGAAACTTTACGTTTAATGCATCTTCAAACACCCTTACAGTCACAAATATTACAGGATCACTAACGAGGCTAGCGTCTGGCGAGGCTTATCTTTCTGCAGGCGAAAATATTACAATAACAACAGCGTCTTCAGGACAGGTGACAATTGATGCTACTCCTCAAATAGCGACAACAAGAAATAAATCTTCGTATGCAGTAACATCATCCCATGCCGCCATGGCTGCATTTAGCACTGCCAACACAAACTTTAGATTAGGCCACTATTCATCCAATCTTATAGATGTTGTGTATAACGGCATGATACTATATTCAGGCACATCAGGACAAGTAACAGGTGGCGACGCTGATTATACACTAACAGGGCAGTCTGAAGTAAAGTTTGGATTCGATCTTTCTAAATCAGACATTATTCATACAAATGTTATAACGTCAGGAACACTCGGTGGCGCCGGCGGTGGAGCACCCACTACAGCGCCATACGTTACGTACAACACCAATTCAGATCTTAGTGCTGAAAGGGTGCTGGTGGGCGTCGACGGTATCGTCTTGGATGATTCAAACGCAGGGAAGCTACAACTTAAAATTGAGAGAATTAAGACTGTTTATCACGTAACAGAATCCCATACAAATTCAGCAGCTTTGACAATTGAGGGTGCCTCTTTCAGTTCGGGCAGTTATAATGAGAAAAGGATAGACTTGTACGTTAACGGTCAACTAATGGTTTCGGGAAGTGCCCGAGATTACACATTATTAGGAAATAACACAGATGTTTCTATTAAGTTTCAACTAGAACGTGATGACGCTGTTGTTGTAATTGTTCAGTGAGCTGAAGGGAGCGATATTTATGTTTAGGAGTGAAAATGAGTAATAAAACATACGAAACGTCTGATCTCGCTATTGCGGCGTATCTAATGTTGAAGGGATTTAACTTGCTCGACGCCGGCAGGTATCCATCTGGGAAATTCAAGTTTATATTTGATGACTCAGATGATCAGGCCAGGATGCGAGCAGTAGAATTTTTGTCATCAGAGTGTTGCAGATTTGATACGCATATCAAGAATCTTAAAAAGATACTTTATTAATAGGAATAGACGTGGCTGGAATTTTAGATAGTAAACAAAGGGTTATGGATATACTCATCACAGATGAGGGAAAACGCCAGGCATCTATGGGTGAACTAAAGATTCATTACGCCACATTTACAGATCGACATGCATTTTATAGAGAAGAAACCGGATCTGACAGAGTTGTAGACGACGCCACTAATAGAATTTATTTTGAGTGTGCTAGCCGCCAGCAAGATCAGATTGTCATTGAGACATTAGAAAACGGTGTAATCAAGTCTTTTAAGACAGCTGACTTTGACTTAGCAGGAACAAATATCGCTTCTGGATCTCTGAGTTCTGCTGCTGATACTGTAAGCGTGTTCCTGACAGGAAGTCAGTTTACGGGAAAAGCAAATGAGATCATCGCTGATGTAACAAAAAACTTCACAGACCAGCAAATATTAGGACAAAACGACCCATTTTCTGATACATCTGGGTTTGATATAAGCCCACAAACAGCCAAGTTTACTGTATCTGATTCTTCCCCGATTCGCGAGGACGGTATAAAGGTAGCCCCGCTTGATTCTGTTGAAAGCCTCTTTCAAGATAGACGCCTTTCTCATATGCCTAACTTTAAGTACCTTCCTCCAAAAAATCTGCCACGAGCCGGCGAAGAATCTGGGGGTCTGCTAGGTAATTATGTCAATTGGAACCAGAAGGAAGTGCTCACAATACAAGATCTGATGACAGAACTAGAGGGAAGAGACTATGTAGACATAGAGTTTACAGAGACTTCTCGTGATAACAATCTTATGATGCAACCGTTCGAATTTAGACCTGATGGCATACAAAAGCTGGCAATTATCGATTTCGGAGAGTTTTCTGATGAGGATCCCTATTCTCCTGGAAAAAGAGTATTTTTCTTGGGTAAAATGTATCAAGATGCTTACGGAGCGTCGACGTTTGTCAATCTATTTACAGTAGTTATGGATTAATAATGAAGATAGACAGAGATGAAATTAAGAAATCAAGATTCGACGACATTTTGTTCATTGATGATGAGCAAGGTCTGGCAGTTTTAGAAGATATTGAGGAAGTTCCCAATACCAGGGACCCTAAAGAAGGAGTATTATCAGCAAAAGGAGATTTTGTCTATGAGCTGAAGTTTTTTGTGAACTCCCTCCTTGCCCTCACTAATAATCTCAATGCTGTCGTAGTAAATGTGTATGCTGAAAGACCTCCAGAGAAAAAAGTACTACGAAAAACAAGGAATGCTAGCCCAAAAGACATTCGTCAAATGATTAGGGCACGAAAAAAGCCGACAGATAAAGCGGAATCCGCGTCAGATAATCCTGCTGCTCTTTCTGCTGATGCTACGTCTGATTCGTCTTCTTTCGCACCAACATTAGGTAAGAATATTATAGGCTACTCTAAAATATCGCTAGGGCCTGCAATGAGCAGGGAAGATCTAAAGAATTATTCGAAGTATAGGGCAACTGAACAAAGAGAAAGGAGAGAAGCCCGATCCAAAAGAGACCGCTATGAATTTATATCAAGAGAAAAGGCGGATTTAAGCGCACGCTCAGTTCGACCTGAAGGAAGGGTTGCTATAGATACAGCAACTGCTAGAAGTATGACTATATCATCACCTTCTGGGATCACATCCAGGTCAATAAGCAAGAAAGAAACATCAGGAAAGCGAACATCAGCTAGCACACTCAAGATATCCATGGACGCTATCTTTAAGGATGGGATCGACCCAACAGTTTCAGCGTCATCTAGATTTCCAATAGACACATTGAAAGATCAGAGGTCAGGCTGCAGTTCATCAGATACTTCTAGGGGCTCTTCAAAGATGAATAGATCATCTAGAAAAAAAGCATCGTCAGGTGAGAGAACTAGAAGAAATGTGGGCCAAAGAATGTCTGTGAAGGGCAGATCTGTGACAGCAGCTGCAGCAACTCCCACTCTAAGCAATCCCAGACTTAAAACTCCAACGATCTCAGCACTTTCCTTAGTAAACATAACTATTCCACGCAAATCACCCGAGAAGATCAAGGCTGAGTCACCTGTTATCATGTCTTTTGAGTCAAGAGCCATTGAATTTGAAAGAGAAATAGACGTTCAAATTCCCAGAACGGGTGCTAAAGATCAAATCTACTTTGAGATTCAGCTTATATCTGCTATTGACAATGCGCCCAGTTTTTCGAAAGTATATACTATCGGCCATAAAGAAATGCTCACTGAATTCCTAACTCCTGAAGTTGCACCCTCTATTGGAAAAGGAACACAAATGCGCGGTCGAAATTATTTAACTTTGCAGCAAAATGATCCTGTTGCAACCCAGATCATAATAGAAAAGAAAACTCTAAATCCAAATTCTGAAGACACGAATATTCCCTATGAGGAAATTGCAAAAATCAACGTCACTCAAGACATGGGCTTGGAAATATTTGAAGATGCAGATGCAGATAACATTTCTCCCAATGTTATAATGTATCGAGCCATCTCCGCCAGCCCTCTGGGAGATGAAGGAGATGAGTACGGTTCTGTTGTTGTTCCAGGTCTTCAACCAATCTCTGGTATCGCGTCGAACTCTTCTACTAATAGACTTAACTGCAGTATTCATGCTATGAACGCTGGAGATAGAATAGCTATAGAAGTAACTAACATACCTGCAGGTGTGACCGCCCTTCGCCTCATAAGAGAAGACCTGACTTCTGATTCTTATACATCGAATTCTGATAGACCTCATTATGTTGTACCGAATATTGGAACAGGTGCGACAATGACAACGCTAGAGGGGTCAATTTCAAAAGTATTATTTGAAGATACAAATGTTGAGCCCTTTAGACAGTACCGCTATCAGTGCATTTTTAGATTGGAAAGAGGGCCAGAGGAGCTAGGCAACGGCGATGAACTAATACGTCATATAAGGCCTCGAACAGACATTCTAGTAAGCCCTGAAATAGGAAACTTAAAAGTAAGAACAGAGACAGGAGCCGACGAACAAGACAGCACAGCCGGCTCAAGATATAGCAAAAAAGCAACACAGTCAAGCGTTTCTTTTACACTTTCCGCGTCACCCACAGATGACGGTGTCGAAGCAGTTTCGAAAATATTAGCCTCGGCCGGTGTTGAGCAAGCATTTATTGATGAAGTTCGAAGCGACAGAAATAGAGTCTCTGATATTGCCGCGTATGTTATTGAGAGGCTGGATATGAAGTCCGGCCGCCGCGAAAGCTTTGGTCTACGAAGACCGGGAACATTTACCGACAACACAAGGTCTAGAAAGCGAAACAATGTGTCAGCACCCCTATCAGGTAGGTCTTATAAATACGTCGCCAAGCTTTGTCTAAGACCTCCAGAAACTTTGTTCAAAGATGCACTAACCAAGGTTGTGGTTCAAAATCCTTCTGTGCTAGATACAGCTACAGACTCAATTGAAACGCTTTCTCAGAGATTTCTATCATCATTTGGTGTTTTCCCATCCCTGCCGAGCGACACAGAATTAAAAGACAGCAGAACAACAAGTGTAAATGCACAGTTTCAAAAGGGGCAAACAGGAATTGAACTTTCACTAGAGGTAAAAATGCCGTCCTCCCGCCCGGTGGTTGAAAGAGTTAAGTCCTATAGAACAAAAAGGGGATATAATATTGTTAGCTGGAAGTGCTCAGGCGACCTAGCTAGAATAGATCACTTCATTGTCTACGCACGCTACAGGGGGGTCGTGGCACCTATCGGATACAGATCTGGCAGAGGAAGTGGCACGTATAACTTTCCTGACAGAAAATTATCAGGCGAAGTTGGTGATATTAACTACTTTGTCAGAATAGTGTATACAGACTATACGAGATCAGAAGCTTCTACTGAGACAACGAAGGCCAGATCTAGAGACATGTCTAAGTCGCTATGGTCCAAGCTTATGAAAGTTAACGCAAGATCGGGCGGAGGAAAAGATAAGCGCTCTATAAGTGTTGCTGATAGGAGTAAAGGTAAGACATGAAATTAGCAACCACAGTAATGCGCCTCTCTTCTGTAAGCACACAATCTCTGCCATCAGCATCCTGGGAGGTCGACCGGCCCGTATCTTCTTCTGGCGAAGAAATGGAAACTGCAACAGGCAACGTAGTTTCTGTAACAGGCTTGGAAGGAACACTAAACGCACCACCTGTCGAAGACTCTGACGAAGCACAGTCAGCAGCCGTCAGAGTAGCAATTCAAGGTGGTAGCTCAGTCAATAATCTAATGTCTGACGCTAGTGTATCTGACAAAAGACCGGAAATCATTGCGAAGACGCCCTTATTTTCTTTTCGTGACACTGAGAGGATGCAAGGACTTTTAGACACCCGACGATTCGAGAGATTTCTTAAGATAGCAAATGCCAATTTAGTATGGTCCGAAATACAAAAAGAAGACCCTGGCGGCTTGTATACAAAGCTATCGGAGAATCAGTCTTTTATTGATGAAGAAATTTTAGTAGATATCAACGCACTGGCACAGCTAAGGTCAGCAATTGATAGCGTCTCCGCGGCATTGGATGTACGTCACAACTCCAGTACTATCACATCTATTGCAAAAGAAATTGCAGAAGGTGAAGCTCTACCGTCAGATGGAAGCTTAGATGAGTATCCAGACACTATTGAAGATTTTATCATTCAAAAGTGTGGATTTCAAGAGACGAGTGTATCGAACTTTAGCAATACAAAGCTGTATCATACACTTGTTCGGGAACTCAAGAATTCTATTGAGCGACATTATCCTACACTGCTACCCGCGTCAATTAACGCAAGAACTGACTTAGGTGCTGTGTCCTACGCTGCATACGCCCCGGAAGGTGACAATAGTCATCGAGTAACTACTAAAACTGTAGGTAGTAAAAGCCGAAGCGATAATAGACCCTTGTCACATGGCCTCGAAAAAGCCCTGCCAGGAGTAATGACTATAACATCAGGAATGGATCGTGTTAGAGTTTTATCAACTATTCTTTATAATGAACTAACAGTTTCCGCGGGTATTGGGAGAACATTGGGCACATCTTTAGGCACAAGATTTGGGTCCACCGGCGCAGATCCACTAGAGTATGCACTTGGGGGAAGCTTCACCGGCGCTGGAAAGGTTTTAACAGACCAGACAGCAGCTGGAAGCTTAGCTGACTTCATGGTATTAAATGAAGCTGTGGGCTCAAAAGCAGCAGGAGAGCATATTGTCCTTCCTTTTGAGACAGCCCAAATATCTGACGACGGCGGGGAAACAGAATATGTCTCAGGCGCTGACTTTTTTGTTGAAGCGCCGCTAAGATTCCCGGAAAATGGAGGCCCCAATACATTTGATGAGTTTGCAACAGGTCTTGTTGCTGCAACAGAAGATGTTTCAACATACATGAATGATCTTTTGTCGTTAGATCAAGAAACACCGCTGACGCCTCATGGCATCGTAATAAGATGTCTAACAGAGTTGTTTAAGGTGTCTTCATATCTTTCAGAAAAAGCCGCTTCAGGGAACGTGCCTACAATAACCAGCTATTCAACAGCTATGCTCTCCAAGTCTGATTCCGTTACATGTGGAAAAGCCTTTTATAGTTCTCGATGGAAAATGCTAGACGCCAGCTATGCCTTAGGAATGAGATTTCGCGAAGAACTAGATCTACAGCTAGAAGATGATTACTATATCCCAACAAGATGTAAGGCAGAGCAAGATAAACCGAGCTCCACAAATGTTATTAATTCCTCTATTAGCGCAGCCAGGGGTAAAATTATTCTATCATCGATCTGGTCAGGAGGGTGGGGATCAGGTAATACAAATTATCCCAGTAATCAAACATCATCACAGTATGTATCGTCGCTTATAACTGCAGACGATCCTGAGGATATGTCTGCATTCGAATCTTTTGTGCAAATATCAAGAGAGTTGCAAAGAGAGGCAATGAACTTAGCTGAAAGAGACGGTGCTAGCGCGTCTTATCTGGATAATGATGGTTACACACGCTACAATCAATTTGATGACAACACAATAATTGCCTGTATTTATGAAATAATGCGAACTCTAGTCAAAGAGTTCATCTGCATTGATATTAAAAGACACGGCACAGCTTCGACAACATCTACTTCTAGCAATAAACTAAAAGTAGGCTGGGATCCTGATAAATCAGCTAAGCTTAGAGACTTTGTTGAAGTCCTGGTAACAGCAGCCCAAGCCGGATCTGATCTGGATGCCCTCTTTACAGAAGAAGGCGGTGCCCTGGCCATTGAAGGTGTTGACAGTAATACAGCTCTAGGCCCTAATGGTGCTACAGCCGGCGACTTAGTGTCTTTGATCAAGTCAGTGTCGGGACATAGAAGATTTGTAAAGTACACTTTGTCAAATCTCCAGGCTATTACACAAGAAGTTTCAAGGTGCAATAATGTTGTTAACGAGCTTTTTGATGTGCTGACAGTAAAAGACGCAGCTTCTTTGGATCTTTCTGAGGTAGCTGATGATACTAAATCGGGTCTTATAAGAATAGCCCGATCACCTGCAGGAAGAGAGTCACTTAAGTGCTTAACAAGAGATCAAGTGTCGCTCAAGTTGGTGGATTATTACAGATCAGACCTGGATGAAGAACAACCCTTCCAGACAGAATTGAACTTTACCACATCACAAAGCGAGCGACTTGCTGTTGATATATTAGCAAATTCTAGCGATTTATCTGATCAAACACGAGGCCTAGCTCTGTCTGTTGGTTTTCCTGTTGGAATGATGAGAAACTTAAGAAAGCCAAAATTTGCAGCATCCCCCCAGGAAACAACAGAGTCTGTGCCCTTTGCTGCAGATCCGGATGCTTCAAGGGTGTTAATAACGATGTATAGAGAAGAAGAACTCTATAGGGGCATCACATTTGAACCAATCCAGTATGAATTTGACACTGAGCTTTTTATTCTTCCAGATGGTATAACAATCGAGCCACCTGATGATGAAACAGCTCAAGACCAAACACTATCAGAAATTGTTGAAACAACTATGTTTTCTAGGATTACAAGCGGCGTCATAGTAGACCAGAGCTTGGGATTAGATCTCATTGATGCTGATCCAACAATGACTTCTGTTTTAGAAAATCATGTTAAAAGCTACCTCTTTAGAATCATAATGAGAGAATTAGCGGGTATAGATCTTTCTGAATCCGGATTTTTGTTCTTCAACTCACTACAAGAAAATGTAATAGACATAGAGGGATATAAGGCCCTTCGTGCTTTCACAAAAATAGAATCTATTAGAAGGCTGTTGGGTTTCTCTACAACTCAAATATCAAGAGCATTTGAGGATGTAACAATCTTGGGTAATAGAGACTTTTATAAATTAAAACATTCAAATAAACTGAAATCCCTTTGCAGCCCTCAAATGATAAAACAGATGAATGAGTACGGTGTCATAGAGCAGGTTATAAAACCACCTGTTCTTAGCAGATCAAAGATAGAAGACATAGTACTTCAAAGCTCCTCCGGAGTTTTGGGCCCTATTACTAGACAAACTAGAATACTGAGCCCATCAATGTTTGATAGAATATTTACTGTTGTGTTAGCCCCTGATCATTTCGAAATAGACGAGCAAGGAACATACCAGCAGTCAGTCAAGTATGCTCGAGATGCCGACGAATTTGATATCAACGGATACTACTGTGAAGTGGAGTTAGGAGAATAATATGAGTTCGACATTTCCGTCTAGGGAAGCAGTTTCGGCTGATGTACCTGATCCCGAAAAGCTTGAAGCAAGATTTGTTTATAACTTCTTTGTTCCGGACGAGGGGGTCAACGAATCGGGGAAGCCCAGGCGTGCCTTCGGGTATCTTTCTGCCCAGACCCAGGCTCTAATTGACAATAGAACGCTGGAGCGAGAAGTTCCACGATTTGTTGTGCTAGATATTAAAAGAGTCTTCAGCGGCGAATGGCAATATTTTTCCCGTCTAGCTGAACAGAGAAAGTATGTTACACGAATGTGCGGGAGATACAACAGGTATCAGACAGAATCAAACGTTGCAGTAAAATTTATGTCAACAATCGCGATTGAAGACTCCGACATGATGAAACGTTTGCAAAGACTTACAAAACAATCCATTAGATACCGTCTAGAAAATGAAACATTAGCTTCAGAGTTCTCCCAAACAGACTTGGCTGCTATTCTAAATGATGAGACACCTGCAGATGTTACTGGAGACATGATTCTTCGGCTGTTATCAGATAAAACGGAAGAGGGTGTAGCTTATGTCAACTCTATTGACGAAGAAATAGTAACAAATGACCTAACAGATCAGGCATCGCTAGTTCTTAATGTTCAAATTCCGGATAAATTTTTAGCTGATGTTCAAAAAAGAGTAGCTTCTAGTCCGTTCTCTCCGGGGTGTTATGACTCGCTAATAGCTCAAAGACAATATGAGCAGGTCCAGACTAAAGCGCGCTCACAGACGAGGCCTGAAATTAATATGGAGCTGGATTATGACCCGGAGATTAGGTCATTGTCGAGGCCTCGTAAAGTGTCTAGACACTTCCAGCCAAGAGCAGGAACCTGCGGCTATATTATTGATAAATGGGAGATACTTGATGACGGTACAAGAAAAAAGAAGGAATCGATCTTTTTAGACGGGGTAAACTCATCAAAGGCAATTGACTCTAAGATTAAGTACGGCGCGTCTTACACATACACAGTAAGCTCAGTAACTCTTCTTCGTTCTACTTTTGAAGATGCACCTGGAGGTCAGTCTGGAATATATCTGACGTATTACTTAATTAAGTCTAGACCTTCGCCTCAAACAATAATAAAATGTATTGAGCGTGTTCCGCCACCACCACCCGATGGTATTTTTTATAGATATGACTATGACACTAATAGTTTAATGATCGATTGGCAGTTTCCAGTAACACCCCAACGAGATGTCAAGAAGTTCCAGGTGTTTAGAAGAAAAACAATTAACGATCCTTTCACTCTATTAGCTCAGTATGACTTTAATAACAGTATAAAGAAATGGCCGATGACAGAGAAAATACCTGAGGATGTTAATTTACGTCTAGACGGAAGTTATACAGCATATGTAGACGCTGAATTCGATCGGTCTGCAAACTATATTTACACAGTGGTGTCTGTAGACGCACATAATTTGTCTTCAAACTATGGAGCACAAACCCGCGTGAAATTTAATCAATTAGAAAATAAGATAGAGTTAGCTTCTATTTCTCCGCCAGGCGCGCCGAAACAATATCCTAATTTCTCTATTAGTCCAACTGAAGCACAAAATATAAACACAGTACGATTAACTGAAGACGTAATGCTTGATAGTAATCATCAGATGATGAGGATTTATTTTGATCCGGAATACTTAAAGATAGAAAGCAGTGAAGGATATGACCAGAAATTTTTGACTACAACGTCTGACAAGGGTTCTTACAAAATACAAATCCTAAACTTAGACCGTCAAAAGTCTAAGATAGTAACACTTGAAATCGAAGACAAAATTAAAAGGGACCCGGGTTGGTTGCATAGAAACAACACATACAGAAATATGAGAAGAAACTTATCACTTAATACAGGCAAGAGGAATCCGGGGCTGTCTGATACATGATAAATTTCTTCTCAAACAAGACATTTAGAAATAAAGAACCGTAAATGATAAATTCGTATTTACCGGTAAGCAATAGAGCAATATATTTAATTGAGGCAAAGCAGGGGTGACACATGGGTTTTCTAGACCACTCTACAAATAATATTATCGTCGACGCAGTTTTAACAGACACAGGCCGAGAGTTTTTGGCCGCCAATAAGGGTGACTTCCGGATAGCGTTTTTCTCGCTTTCAGACGATGAAGTTGACTATACAATAATTGAGAAGTTTGGTAGAACTGTAGGCAAAGAAAAAATCATTAAGAATACACCGATTTTTGAAGCCCAGACACAATCAAGTATCGCACAAAAGCATCGGATGCTTAGTTTACCCGATCCTACTGTTGTACGACTTCCCAAGGTTTCAATTGAAGGTACCTCCGGATTGTCTGGCAACGTTGTGCCGTTCACGACGACGACTAATACAACACGTCGTGTTGTGTTTGAGCAAACGATCGAAGGGGAAACGAAAATCCCAGATGGTGTATCAGATACATCATTCACTGTAACAGTTCCTGATAGATTTGTTACAGTTCAAAACAAGACTCCCTTTAATATTGAGTCTTCAACAAGAGTAGCATCTTACACAGTTCAAAGAACTAGTACAAACACAAAGAACGGTGCTATTGTAGAGTTCACTATGGCTTTGCAGTCCGGACTAGATGACACTATCTTTACGATATATGGCAATCTGGGCAATAAGAATACGATTAGCGCGGTTGTTTCAATCATCGGTGATCAGTCAGGTTTTAGAAAAGATTTTAACGTTACAATTACTAGACCGTCGTCTTAGTATTAGTTTATGTGAGGTAGAGGAAACAAATGGCACAACTTACAGGTGGTAGCTTTAAGCGGATATCCCCAGAAGATATTAAAGTTAGACGCTCAACGCTAAATCAGTTAGTAGACATCATCCAAGAGGATGTTTCTGGGTCTGCTACTAGAAGAACTTATCAAGTATACGTTACGGGTGGTGTAGGGCCAGGAGTAACGTCATCGCTATTCCAGACTGTGTATGATCAAGATTATACACTCCAGACTGCTAATCCCATCTTTGATGTCACCATGGGTCTTTTTGAATCAGGTACAACTGTTCAGAATGCCTCAACGGGTAAAGACTCAGCAGGAAAGCTTCTTTTTGCGTCTTCTTCTGTGCAGATGAGAGAGAAGGTAGACGTTTATAGACAGTTTGCTAAAAATCTTTTAGGTGACTCAGATTCTTCTTTTTCTGCTCCCTTTGGAGACGCAGATACAACTAATAGAATCGATAACGCGCTCTTTGTTTCGTTCAAGCGACTATTTGCAAGAGACAAAATAAAGAAAGAAACATTTGCAATGAGGTTCTACGAGACAGGAACTATGTCTCGTCATGAAGTCACAACTGCACCTGCACGTCCGACCCTCAACGTTACCAGTGAGTCAGGCTCTGTTATCTTTACAGATATCGGTGCAGCAACGAATACTAGAAGAACGTTCGGAGGAGACGTTGCAAATATTGTTGCAGCAACTAATACTGCTCGACGAGTTGGACTGATTTTTTACGATCAGGGCACATGTGTATTTGACCTTAACAAAATAATCTCTGGATCCCAGCATGTGTCAGGCACAATCGATGCGATGAATGCCTATTCACCCGATGGGACACTACCTACGGGCACTATGATCGTGGGCCATCCCTCCTCAGGAAACCCAGAGGCAAAGTACATTCCAGACTTTTTGGTATCAGCGTCTATTGACGATGTCACAGATCATATTGCTTCATCGAGATTCTCATCCGGTACATTAACAGCAATGACGTTTCAGAATGTAACAACAATCAACTCGACTCTAGTGTTTTGCCGTGCAACTGCTGATGAGTTTAACTACTCTACAAATCCGACCTATACCAACGCGTCCGGACGGCTTCGAGTCATCGACGCGGGACAGGAAGATTCGCAAAGATCATTCTCGTTCCCAACAACTATCGGTTTACATGATGAATTTGGTAATTTGCTAGCTGTCGCAAAACTTTCAAGGCCCATTGAGAAGAATGACGAGCGGGATGTTACATTCCGTGTTCGCCTAGACTTCTAAAATGGATTATGAACAAGATGACGGCGGCACATGGCAATTATACCGATCACAATAGACAACCTTGAGCACTTTACCCTCACCGCAAACCCATTTCGGACGTTTTCTTCGTCATCAAATGGCGGAACGACAGGGTCTCTCAAGATTTTCTCTCGTGCCAGCACTATTGAAAAGGAAGCAGCACCGCTAGAAGACTACGGTGCCGACTCATTCGGTATAGCTGATATCGAAGACCTAAGGGTTAGTGTCATCCGTGATACAAGCCCTAGTACTGCCACAAATCAGTCTGTATTTTATACGACAGCTTCTGTGACATCAAGCTTTTATACTGGATCTAATAGTCTAAGTAAATCTGATTTCATGGACTGGTCATATTTTAGCACTGCATCATTAATGAAGGTGGGAAAAGATGCCCAATTAAGGGCCCCAAACGGCGACTATCTTAAGCCCTACCCATCGATGATGTTGGTATTTCGTGGTACTGGGGAAGCAGGACAAATAGATTCTGAAGATCTAAGCTATACTAATGCAGCCTCAGAAGGTGATTCCCCACCGTCTCGGTATCTTGTTACCAGTAATTCTTACGGTGGGACATACGATGATAGAAAATTTCTACCCGATGTTGAGATAAGATACACATATATGTACAGTGGTTCTATTCGTCCAGGCGGACAGCAAGGAACTGCAGACTTGATGACCAACATCCCAGAAGATCCAGCGTCTTCCGGGGGTGGTGGTGAAGTTTTATATTTCGAAAGAAGCAAGTCCGGACTAGCTGATGACTGGAGTCTTATACACTCTCATTCTGTTGCCCAAACTACAGCAGGCGTAATCACGCCAGTTACTGCATCGATAGAAGCAAATTGGTCAGATGCAGGCCCATGGTATTTTAGATGGATTCAGAAGAAGTATAGTGGCGCAAATTATGATCATTGGGCTCTAGCTGATGTGGACATTGATGTAAGAAAAAGATACGTGTCAGGAGGGATGAATATCTCTCAAGGCATGGAAGAATATGTCTCTCTAGTTAATTCGTCGTCTGCTTCGCCTGTTAGGCAGAAAAGAGTTGAAGTAGTTCGATTCGAACCGTCTTTTCAGGATACTAAAGACACAGGGCGGAAAAGAGTAGTAAAGAATATTCTATTTCCTCACTATAGAAATGTGTATTCCAGCTGTCATTGGGCATATCCCAACTATCATACACTAAATTTCTTTACTTCATCTGACGTGCCTTCAACATCGGTTTTAATATACCCATGTCAAACAGGCTCCGCACAAACACTCGACCCGGACAAGTTTCCATACTCTTCTCCCGGCGCATTTACATTCGAATTTTGGATAAATCCGAGATATACTACAGATCAACCTAACACACCAATGAAAGCCGGAACGCTCTTTCATCTATCATCTTCATACGCAGTATCTTTAGTCACAGGCAGTTCTAAAGATATCAACGGGTATCCGGACAAATACAGAATACTTTTGCAGCTGGGCCAGTCAGCTGATATTATGCCGACTTCATGTAGCTTGACGCCCAAAAACGACCACCGCGTTGCATCGCTTACAGTACCATCAAAATGGACTGGTGATAATACAGTCAAAGATCAGTCACATGTCTATTTGACATCTGATAATGCTCTTAAGCGGAATAATTGGCATCATGTTGCTATATCTTGGGGCGGAAAAACAGTCAACGATGGAAAGGGATACTTTGCAATTGACGGAAATCAAGATGCAACATTTACGATACCTTCAGCATCCATAATGCCCCAGTCCTTCGAGCCGCCGCATGGTGATCCAGATGCCCTGTTTATTGGCAACTACTTTGATGGTAATCAAGATTCAGATAGGCTTGGTCTCGGTAGTGCTGCTCTCACAGCCCAGTTTTTCAATGTTAATGCTGCTTATGAAAATGGTGTAGTTAGTTTCTTCGGAGCTAATTCAGGCGGCCCGGATGGTGCATCTCAAGAATCGACGCATATTGACCCTAATGAGGCAAAGTATGAATTTGATCATCCTCTTAATGCCGAAGTACATGAGCTTAGGGTGTGGAATTCATACAAAGATCTTTCAACAATTATAACCGGGTCTAAACAAGGGCTTACGGTCTTGCCGGCAGACTTGATATTCTATTTGCCGCCTTATTTTGTCAAAGAGTCTAAAGAGCGTGCTGTATTACAAACGCCCTTCCAGTCTACACGAGCAATTACAAACGACCCATTTAACGTTGCTATGTCTTTTGGCATCGGCGGCCGAGAATTGAATGTACCTAACTTTACTAGAGAGTTTGTCTTAGGAACCTATCCTCGTTTATTCCATCTAACATCTTCTGAAATACCCACACAAGAGTCAGAGGCTCTTCTAGCAAATACTTTCCTCTACAGACGCCCTTCGCTTAGAAAAAGAAATCTAACGGTGCTGCCTAATGATAATGGAAAATTCTCGCCAGGCTTTGAGTTGTTAGCGTCAGGTGTAGTTTCTCTAAATCCCCTGTCTGGTAGCGACACAGATAAATTTGTTAATGACTTTGGCACTAGAAACTATGGATTTATCACTCTTAACGACATGGTTAGTACAGCTTCATTACCAGAAGGTTTAATTGACATAACAAGCAATACAAGGGGCACAATTCTAAACGAGTTAGAAGGCTCCAGCCCAGAAGAACCTGGAGTAGCCCCGGGAAGCATACTGACTATTCTTAATAGAACCCGAGATAACTCGTCCAATGAGGTTGCCTTCTTTGATGCTTCTAATCTTTTCTACGGAAATAGAATTCGTCCCAACACTTATGTAATACAAGACCCTAACTTGACTGGCTCCGGCGGAGCGGTAAAAATGAAGCTCCGGGACAACGGTCAAGGTGGCCTCTATAGAGCAGATTGCGAGGGCCCGCATGCTAAATGGAATGCTGTCGGTGCAGTGCTCTACGAAGAAGGTATTACAGTTATCAAGTCACCAAACATCCCATTCTTTGGAAAAGATGAATGGAACCTCCAATTTGAGGGTGAACACAACATTCATGTATTAGAAGTTAATATTCCATGCCCCAAGGGAAATGTGAATTCATCATCTAATCCTAACTGGAAGCCATACGCGCCCACTTCTCATGATACAGAGAACGCTGATCAGTTTACTTACATTACCGGCATTAACTTACATGACGAGAATCTTAATGTGATTGCCAGAGCAAATCTTGCTCAACCAAGTGTAAAACGCGACTCTGACGGTTATCTATTTAGAATGAGGATAGATTTTTAATGAGTATAGCACTCGGGCTAGATATTTCCACATCCTGTACTGGTTGGTGCGTCATTCATCAGAATGGTACGCAGAATGTTTCGTGCATTGAACTTGGGTTTATACCCCTTAGTAAGCTTTCCGGTTCTTACAGCAAGGCTCAGGAGGTCTTAGAGGCCCTCCAGATGATCAATGGACAACACAAAATTGATGTGATCTATATTGAAGAAAACTTGCAGACATTTAAGACCGGTTTAAGCTCAGCAAAAACTCTGGCGACATTAGCTAGATTCAACGGTATCGTATCGTATTTAAGTGAGCAGGTTTTCGAAATACCACCCATCTTTTTGAATGTTAATTCAGCACGAAAGTCTATAGGCATTAAGCTCATTAAGAAGAGAAACGGTGGTAAGCCCACAAAAGAGCAGGTTTTCGACTGGGTTGACAAAGACCTTACACAAATTGAACATGCACAGCAATGGCCCATGAAGACTATGAAATCTGGGCCCCGAAAAGGGCAGGTTATTTTAGACCCTCGTACGTACGATATGACTGATGCCTACGTGATCGCCCGAGCAGGTCTCTTAACTTGAACATTAGATACAGTCTGGTATATAATTGTTTTGATGACAACTATATCTGAAAAAGTATCAATACTAAGACACACATTCGGCGCAGTCGAACTAAGCAGAGATAAAATTAATGCCTCTGTGAAGTGTCCCAAATGTGGTAAGTCAAATTCTGGCAAGAAAAAGCTAGTCATTCGTTTAGATGACGGAAGATTTCATTGCTGGGTGTGTGGTCTTAAGGGTCGGTCGCTTACCTCTCTTTATAAGAAATACGCACCGTCTCGATTAGATGATATTAAGAAGTTAACAGGTAAAGCCGCAAGGCTATTTTCTGATGATGTAGAAGAAGTTGAAGTTGAAGCGAAAATTAAAATACCCGCTGGGTTTAAGCTTCTCGGGCCCATGATCGGGAAAGCACGTGACCCTGATATCAGGGCTGCTCTAGCTTATTGCAAGACGAGAGGTCTTGGCGCAAGAGATCTATGGCATTATCGTATGGGAACTTGTACAACTGGCAGATTCCGTCGCAGAGTGATTATTCCTTCTTTTGATGAGGAGGGAAGTCTAAATTATTATTCTGGGAGATCAATTGATGAGTCGAACGGAATGAAGTACATTAATGCTAGTGTGCCGAAAGTCTCTGTTGTGTTTAATGATATCAACATTGATTGGTCTAAAGAACTAGCCTTGGTTGAGGGCCCTTTTGACTTAGTCAAGTGTGATGTGAACTCTACATGTTTGCTGGGGTCACACTTATCTATAGACTCGCTGCTATTCAAGAAAATAGTTGTAAATCAAACACCGACTGTTGTAGCGTTAGATCCCGACGCACAAAAAAAGTCTCATGAAATTGCTAAAATGCTATCATCGTACGGAATCTCTGTAAGAATGGCAGCGATACCGGAAAATAAAGATGTCGGCGACATGTCGCTCAAAGAGTTCTCAGCCATTAGAAGCTCAGCACAAAATTGGTTTGTGGAAGATCGGCTGTATAACTTGATATCTAGCATCCGGAGCGGGACAGTAATCTAGGAGTTATGGATGAGTTTTAAGTGCGTGCATCTCAGTGATATACACTGGAGAGGCTTAACAAGACACGACGAGTATAGAGAATCATTTACTCAAATGTTTGAGCAGGTGAAGTCTTTAGAACCTGACGCCATTTTTATAGGCGGCGACATAGTTCATTCTAAGACGCAAGGAATATCGCCAGAGTTAATTGACTGCCTTAGTTGGTGGTTTACTCAAATGGCAGACATCTGTCCTACACACATCATTCTGGGAAACCATGATGGCTTAATAATGAACAAGCATCGTCAAGATGCTATTTCACCAATTATTAATGCCCTCGCACACGACAACTTATTTTTGTATAAAGACTCTGGCACTTACCCAACAGGCATACCGGGATATAATTGGTGTGTCTTTTCTTGTTTTGATGAGGAGTTATGGGAGAATGTTAAACCTGTACCGGGCGAAATTAATATTGCAACTTTCCATGGCGGGGTAAATGGATCAACTACAGATATTAACTGGGATATCGAAGGTGAAGTTGATGTAGAATTTTTCAAGGGCTACGATTTTGTGATGTTGGGCGATATTCACAAGCTACAGTAT